TATCAATTCCTGTACCGCCAGCAAATGTAACTGTATCACCACCTGTGGTAGCATCTACTGATAAGTCACCAACTACTGCTACTGTACCGAAGTTATTAACAAAGTCTCCTGATCTAATTGCAACGTAAGCCGAGTCAACAATAGTAGCAACATAATTTTCTTTAATTAAATTTTGTACAAAGGCGCTATCAACAATTCCCGCTACTTCATTTGAATCAACTGGGCCTACTGTATTAGCAGCAATTCCACCAATAAATGCTGAGTCAGGAATAATAGGAGCGTTAGTAAAGTTATTATAGTTAAGATAATATGTACCATCTTGCCCATCTAATGTTCCGGCATTAACATCTAATAAATTTACAAATGATTGATCGACATGGCTATCAATTATACTATTAATAGCGGCAGAATCTAATCCCACCGAGCCCCTATTTACAAATGTAAGGGTGCCAGAACCATTAGTAGTTAAAACCTGGTTTGCGGCGCCATCTGTAGCGGGAAGTGAATAGTTGCCGACAGTGAGATTATCTGTCGTAAGGGTATTAAAATGAGCTGAATCATTACTCTGAAAATGCTGTACCGTATTACCAGATGTCTTATAGTACAAGCGGCCATCAGCATAGTTGATAGCTACTTCGCCGTACTCGAGGTCCGTATTAAGAGGTATGCGTCCAGCAACACTGGACTTTTTCAGTTTAATGTTAGTCGACATTTTAATCCCTAAAAAGGAGTTTATTTAAAGTCGGACAACTAAAAAGCTATCCGACTATATTAATATTATATATCTAGTAAGTACCACCATCAATTGTAGAAAGTGCTACGTCACCATTAGTAAGTGTAAACTGTCTTGTACCTTCACCTGCACTATCAGCGTATGCGCCAAAGCTTGCTACACCTTTAGATGTTCTTGTAGCATTTCTACCAGTAACAGTAATAGTAGAACCCGAACCCGAGGTACTAATACCTTGAGGCCAGTCACCTACAATATTAAGTGTTTCACCTAGTGTTTGTTGTAAACTGGTACCTGCACCAGGAGCTCCTGTACCCGTGCTACCAGTTCCGAAAGTAATATCATTTGAAGTTACTACACCAGTATTAACTGTAAAGTTAGTAGAATTAAAGCTAGCTGCACCCTTTTGGCTGGCAGATGCTATAGCAGCGCTAATAGTTAATGCAGTACCGGTCGCCGCAGTAGTAATAGTGTTATGAGTGGTTTCCCCTTGGATAGTAAACGTTTCGCCAAGAGTTGCAGCCGCTGTACCGGTTTGCCCGGAAAGCGTAATATCATCTGCACTAATAATACCAGAAGAAGAACTAAAATGTGTGGCATTAAAGGTTGCAATACCTTTTGTAGAACCATCAGCAGCAGCGTCCGTGCCGGCAACTGTAATAATACCACTGCCTGGAGTGATACTAATACCAGTACCAGCTGTTAAGATATCTTCCATGTCTGAATCGACACGAGCAGTTGTATAATAAAGGTTAGAGAGACCTTCGCTTAAGCTATCAGTAGTTCTTTGAGCAAACTGAGTATTAAAGTTATCACTCGGACCAACAATGGTATCAGCTGTGATAGTGCCTACTCTAAGATCTGCAAATTGATATGAAGCAGCTGATACGTTAATTTCTGTATCAGGGTCTGTAGAATCTAAGCCTGGTTGATCTAAATTATCAAAGAGCTGATAAGTTCCGCTAGTGGCGTCTCTTACAAGACCAGTGTGTCTTTTTGTGCTACCGCCATCATCTGAATAATGACCTAAGAAACCAATATCAATTGTGTCTGATGTCTCGTTGCCATTAGCAAGTTGGATCATAGCATCGCTAACAGCTAATGTAGTTGTATTGATTACCGTGTTAGTACCATGTACTGTTAAGTCACCATCAATAATAACATTACTGGTAAAGTTAGCACCTGAGAATGTTACAGAGTCAGTAGTACCTACTGCTTGTCCAATTGCAAAGGTACCAGTACCTGATGTATATGTTACACCAGTTCCAGCGGCAAAATGAGCTCTTACTTCAGCCGGGCTAGGTCCTGTGTAGGTAATAGCGCCAGTTGAGTTGTTATAAGCTAAAGATCCATCACCACCTGCATCAGTAACAGAAATAGCTTGTCTGGCCGGAGATGTAACTCTTGCATTTGTAAAGTAAAGATTAGTCGAGCCTTCAGCTACGCTGTCGGTATCGAAATCAATACTTCCGCCTAGTGATATTGTATTGCCTAAAATCTCAATAGTTGAGTTAGCTAATTCAGCATTACTAATTTCGTTATTAGCAAATGTAACAGAATGGCCAGTAAGATCTAATGTAGTAGCAAGTTCACTATCGGAAATACCACCAGTCTTAACTGCGACATGACCAGATGCGACTTCAAAGTTATCAGTACTAAATGATGCCGTACCAAGATTAGAACTTGTTGCCTCTTCAGTAGCAATTGTAACAGTACCAGAAGTTACAGAAGTTGTAATACCTTCTCCACCGGCAATGTCAATTGTTCCACCAAGCGATATAGGCGTTGTATTAGCATCATCACCAGTAAATGTTGTAGTTGAATTTACAAGCTTGCTGTTTACAATTGCCCCTGCTAACTGAGTATTTGAAACACCGCCGGCGGCAATAGTAACTGCGCCTGAAGATACCGCAAAATCAGCTGCAGCAAAACTAGCAATACCTTTTGCACTGGTGCTAGCATCTGTTCCAGATATTGTAATAGTATTATTTGAAACTGCTGTAGCAATACCTGTACCACCAGTAAAAGTGAGTTCAGAATCTAGTAGGTTAACATTATCATCGGTACCAGTATCAGCTTTAATTGTAAGATCAGTAGAAATAGAAGCTGTTGTAGCATTAGTAACTCTACCTTGAGCATCAATAGTAAGTACGGGAATTAACGCTGCAGTACCATATGTACCAGCTGTCACAGCGGTATTGTCTAGGTCAAATGTTACCTCGTCAGTGCCTACTGTAGAGGTTAGCCCAGTTCCGCCTGTAAATGTTAATGTGTCTGATAACAAGTCCACGGCATTGTTGTTAGTACCATCAGTGATATCTAACGTAGTAGCAATATTAACTGTACTTGCTGCTGTTAAGCGGCCGAAAGTATCTACTGTGAATGTAGGAATTGCCGTAGTTGAACCATATGATCCAGCTGATACCGCAGTTGCATCTAAGGCATAAGATACTGTATTATTACTAATAGTAGCTGTTACATGACCTGCAGCGCCTGTAAAGTTTAGAGCAGAGTCAAGAAGATTTACTGTATCACTGTCAGCAGTATCGCCACGAATAGTGAGATCAGTTGAAATATTAAGTGTACCAGCAGCAGTTAAGCGACCTTGTTGATCTACGGTAAACGTTGGAATAGCAGAAGCAGAGCCATAAGAACCTGGAGTTACTGCTGTGTTAGATAGAGTTACAATTAATTCATCAGCAGCATGAGAGGTTTCGATACCTGTGCCACCAGATAAGGTAAGAGTGTCTCCTAAGTCAACTGCCGTACCAGTACCTGCATCAGAAGCAATACCAATAGTACTATTATCAAGTTGACTGTTGCCAATTGAGTTAATAGTAACTTCACCAGTACCTGATACGTCAAAGTCAGCTGATGCAAACGATGCAACACCAACCGCTGAAGTTGTAGCTAAGTCACCGCTAATAGTTACTGTATTGTTAGTAACAGTAGTTGAAATACCGCTTGTACCCAAGAAGCTAAGATCAGAATCAGCGATATTAACTACATCAGTACCAGTATCACCCGCAATGTCAATAGTCTTGGCACCAGCAATAAAGTCAACATATTCTTTTGTGGTAAGAGAGTTTGTGCCAAAGCCTGATCTATCTTTATATCCAGCTGGAACGTTAACTGCGCCTGTACCGTTGGGGGTTAGGGTAAGAGCAGTGTCAGCAGCTGTAATGGAGATAGTTGATCCGTCAATGTCAATATTATCAACTTTTAAGTTATCTATTTTACTGTTAGCGTCAACTAAAAGTGCACTCGAGGCTGTAAGTACACCTAAAGCATGATCTAGTTTATCAGTAAAATATGAACCGCCAATAACTTCAATATTGGCTGCTACACCTGCCGTTTCAGTTCCTGTGCCGATATATAGTCTATCACCACCGGATACGACTGAATGGTCAGCATAGCTGTATGCCATTTCTCCGTTTCGTAAAGCCGATGGGGCGCCACTAGTACCCGATCTTTTTATCTTAATTATAGATGCCATTAATAAAAGCCCCCGTCTTGACTTATTTCTACATTACCCAGTTCATTTCCTGCTGCCCATTTGTCACTCGCCGAATCATAGATAATTAATGAACCATCTGCTAAACTTGTAAAGTCTACATTTAAATTTTCAAACCTAACCTTACCAAAGGATAGGTTCCCTGCGCCATCTGTTATCATTACAGATCCCGCTGAGTCTGCGTCTACAGTCGGATAACTTAACTCTCCAACTTGCAGCGAACCGCGAAATACTGCAGAGTCCGTGACATCTAAACCGGTTTTTATGACAAACTTTTGTTTAATCGCCATATGCTTAGAGACTCCTATTCATGACAAATATTACCTTTATTTATATGTTTTTTCTTTTATGCTTCAATGTTTATTCTTTTTGCCTTGACTATTGTATTAACGTAATACGGTGTAACAATTAACTCAAATTGCTCATCTTGTATCCGCGCATCAATTATTCCTAAATCAGAGTCAGTTTGCAGCACGCCATATTCAGTCATATAAACATTAGTATTATCATGTGTAAATAAAACTTCAGAAGAATAATACTTATTGTTATCAGTTTCATGAAGCGATATTAAATATTTAAGTGACCTATATTGGTCTGCAGAAAAAGTATCAACTACATAGTCAGCAGTAGTTAATCCTGGTTCTGGCATATCTGCATCTAATTCAAATAAAGACGCTCCTTTAGCCCTCTCCAAAACATATGCCGAATCAAAAAAGTTTTCTAATCCTGGCGCCGTCTGAGTAGAATCATAAATATAATTATCACCTCGAATCCAGTCATTAATTGTGTCAATAGTTCTGGCTGAATCAAATTTAGATAAAGGAACTAATTGGCTTGAATCCACTGGCTGGCCAGGAACAGGTGCGGGCCCTACGGAAAGTGTTCCACCGCCTCCATCTGCTAGGACGGTTCCTCCTAAGAAGATTGTCTCACCAGCTAGAAATAATTCTTTAAATCTTTTTGTAGGAGAACCTAAATTGTAAGCAATGTCAGTATCAGGTACCATATTACCGGTAACAATAGTACCACCAGAATCTACATTATCAGTGATTCCTGACAAAACAATATTTGTAGGCTTATTAGTGAGGTTTTCATAGTTTCGATAAAACCCCGGAGAATCTCCACCTAAGGTAGCCGCGTCATAAAAAACCTGATCAACAGATTTTATAGGAGTACCAACCATCACCTTTTTTACAATGGTAGTGCTTTCAGATACTCTTATCTCGGGGTTTTGATTTACCTTTACTACATATTTGTCAGACATTCACTCACCTAGTTACAGAAGGAGTCACTTGGGCTCTTCCTTCTAATATCCGCTCGATAATTGTATTATTGTCTGAATCCTGATATTGTAGCTCCACATCATAAACATAGCGACCGGCTTTCAATGCATCTGTTTGAGTGTTTGAAAGACTTAAAGTAATTTTGCCATCAGTAGCAGGGGTAGCTACAATACCTGTAAAGTCTACCGTGTCTGCACTATCACTATTATAGGATTTTTTGAGTTTAGCGGATACTGTATGATTAGTCAGGTCCTTTGTCGAACCATCTAATGCAACTAGATGTACTTCTATTGCTACATCGGCCCCTTGGTCGATGGTAAATTCTTCATACTGGGCCATAGAATTCCTCGCTGATTCATTTGTCGGTACACTATCGCACCCTGCCGCTATTTGATGTTATTTATACTTTTTAAATGTTGAAGGGTCTAACTATTTTAAAATGAGTACCTAACGTTTCTAGGGTTAACTCAGTGCCACAATATCTTAACCAATATGCTAAAAATGTTCTGTTATCGAAAAAAGGTACAGCTGCTTCTATATTAGAGCATTTAGTCTGCCAAACATTATTTACAAAAATAGAAACCATTATGTCATCTTTTTTAGTAAACAAAACATCGTAATTTTGAGCTGCATTTATCGAATATTCAATACTAGTATATCCATACTGCTCTTCTACAGTAGCGCCTCTGATAAAAGATTGCATGACATCTCTAAATCCATCGACTGTGGTAGCACCCGATCTTTCAAATTCCTTTTTCATATTTTGTGTATTATTAAACCTCTCCTCAAGCCTTATAAAAAAATCAATCATAGTATGATCAAAATTTGTACTTGGGATATTTAAAAAATTATTAACGTCATTCTCTAAAGACATTATCTACCTACTATGCTTGGTTAAAAGAAAACTCTACTGTAACATCTTGTCCTGTGTCTCCACTAGCAAATCTATCCCCAGTATAAGTAACTGGACCTGATACACTTGAGGAAGAGGATGTTGCAGCATCTCTAAAGATATACGTATGAACTTCCGGAGACCATACGTAACTTTGTAGTGTATAAGAATCACTAGTATGAGAGCTTAAAGGAAAAGTAAAAATCCCTTCTTTATTAGACCACTTAAGTTTAAAAACAATGTTACCTAAAGCGTTGGGTTTAAGTGTCGGTTGTGATTGCCGGCCTCCAATCATTTCTCCAGAAGATGTGTACCCTCCATTAGAATTTTCATTGTAAAGGTTTATAAAAAAATAAAAACTCGCGCCGGTGACCCAGGTGGTAGGGTCTGTTCCGGAAGGTACGCTGGTACTTTGAGATAAATTTACTCTATTAGTAATTGCAGATACGTTTATTTCTGGTCTCCACCCCTCATATATTCCTGCTCCTGATCCTAATCTAGGCAACTTAGATTGATAGTTTTCTCTATACGGTATAATAGTTTTAACTGCAAGTAAATCAGTTGTAGAGGTATCAAATCTAATAGTGCGAGATCCATTATATTTCATGAAATATATGTCTGATGATGTTGTATTAGTAATTTTCATAGGAGTTTGTCCTAACCATCCCCAAGGATCAGGATTATCAGCTGGATAGAATGTATACGGGTAATTACCTACTGGAATGCCTCCAGAAGCTGCTCCATAAAACTCAGAAAAACTAGATTGCGCTTCAGAGGCTTTATTTATTAATGCTCTTACATCTTCATCATTTATAGTTACTGTAGTTTCGCCGACACCTTCATCTAAATACGCTATTATGACTGCTCCTGAGTGCCCCGAACCGCTATAGTTTGTACCACCTTCAGCGGCAACTCCCCCTCCACCGGCACCATAAGCTAGCCCAGGCGAAGCTGACCCGGCCTGTCCGCTACTGTGTTGAACGCCGCGACCTCCTTGGAAAGTATTAGATACTGCTACTTGGCCATTTTTTAAAGTAAATTCATTAGGAAAAGCTGGTGCAGATGAGTATTGACCAAAGTGCGGACCTCCAGCCCCTCCGATCTCTATACCATTTAATCCAGACACAGATTGACCAACTAAGTTTGCAGAACCTCCACCTTTTGCGCCTGATCCATCACCACCTCTAGTTAAAAGAGTGGATCCTCCACCAGTATAATTATCCATACCGCCTGATCCAACTCCTCCGTTACTCTCATGAGCATAACCCCAACCATTTACATAAACATCGCTGTTGTCACCGTTAGCTGGATCTGTAGCAGATCCATAACCACGCTCTCCTCCAGATGCGCTAATAGTTGTTCCAACATTAGGATCAAAAGTTGTAGTACCACCAGACCGGCCTGATCTTCTACCTCCACCACCGGCGGCAGATACACTAGCACCTCCAGAACCAATAGTAGCAGAAAAACTTGATATACCAGAAGATCTATAATAAGTTCTTACTGCAGTACCTCCAGCACCGCCTCCTGTAGCAACCTTTTCTCTACCGGCATCTGTACTAGCTGCCCCACCACTACCGCCACCTCCAATAGCAAAGACTTTAATGGACGTCCAATCATTATTAGTTCTTAAGTTATAAGAGCCGCTAGCAGAGAATATTCCAACCGCTACCGCACCAGTAAATCCTGCTGCTTCTTGATGTATGTTATTAAGAGAGATAGGTCCAGATTCTTGTAAAGCCATTACACATACCTCATATATTCTTCATCTGAATCCCAAACTCTACTCAACGCCCAAGAAGTAGACGAACTATCCCAGATATAATCTTCTGTTGCTGTTCCCGGATAAGCAACAGGAGCAATATACTCATAAGTAGATGAATCTAATATATAGCCCCCTACAGGAGAGGTTGCCCAATATACAGCTTGTAAGTTAGTATCATAATACTTACCTATTTCACCTGATCCTTGTACATCAGAGTCTAAGACTGCCCAATCTATAAACGATGCAACAGATCCTAAAGAATCTACATCAATAATATTTTCAATAATATTAGTATGAGTGTTAATAACTAAAGCAGTTTTCACGTTATCTACCTTGCAATTCTTTTTTTAGTTTATCTATCTGAACTTGTTGATCTTTAATAGCTTCAATTAGTAAAGGAACTATTCTTTCATATCTAACCGTCAGGTAATCTTCACCTGACTTAGAGTTACCATCTTCATCTGTATCAAATGGAGCTGAAGTTACAGCATCCGGAATTACTTTTTGGATTTCTTGAGCAATAACACCATGTTCATCTTTTGATTCCGGAGTAAAGCCTACAGCTGTTGCAGCTTCCTCGTTCCAGGTATAACTATAACCACCAATGCTTTTTAATTTTCTAATAGGATCAGAAATAACTGCTATATTTTCTTTTAATCTCTCATCTGAAGAATAAGCTGTAATATTACCTGTAGCAGAGAAAGAACCGGTATATGAGCCGGACATTTTTACTTCATCGGCTGCTACAGTAATACCATTTCCTGCTCCTACATTAATAGTTCTATTAACGTTTAGTGTGCCTCCGCCGGTTAATCCATTACCGGCAGTAACTCCTGTATTAGTCTCAAACGTTAAATCAAACGGATCTGTATTAGAACCTGGATTAGTGTCCGTCCAGATAATCCTAACTCCGCCACCTTCTCTAAATTTCCACTCTTTATTGTGTGAAATAGTAACTTCAGTACCATCATGATCTTCAACTTGAAATGTAGTTAATTGGTTTGTGTCCGTTACAGTTTCTGTGGCAGTACTAATACCAGTAACATGTCCATATGTATCTAACATAATATCTTGAATATATGTTCTACCACTATTATTCGAAGATCCTTGGTCGGATGTATCTGTGTGACTGATAGTCATTCTGTCACTAGCAGCATCAGAAGCAAGAGTAATACCTCCTCCTGCTCTAATATAGAAAATATCATCATTAACACCCGCTGTAATAACGTCTAGATCAGAGCCATCAGCTGCTTCCGGTATAATTCTTTTAAATATACTCTGAAGAGAACCTCTATCTACATTAGTAAAAGTAAGCTGATCATCAGCTGTCTTTTCTATTTGCATCCCCGTCCCTTGCTCAAAATGCAAGGTGTCGCCAGAAGTTATAGTACCTGTTTCGCCTCCATTACCTTCTAAAAACGACCATGAAACATAGTTATCAAAAGTGCCTAGTGCAGGAATCATAACTGTTTTTGTATTAACACCTGTAACATGCCCTCTTGCGTTTGAAGTAAGACTGTCAATAGCCGTAAACGTACCTCCAAATGCAGGAGCACTTGCATTATTTGTATTAGTTCTTGTTATATTATCATGGTCGATAGTTAATGTTTGATTAGTACTCTGATTAGTTGTAAATGTCCTATCTGTTTCATCAAAGTGAAGGTCACTGCCAGCTGCTAATGTAATAGTAGCATCACCTACAGTCACTGAACCCGAAACTATATCAGTAATGTGACCGTATGTGTCTAAAGAGATATCTTGAATAAAGCTGTTGCCTGTATTATTAACTGATCCTTGAGAAGAAGTGTCGGTATGAGCAAATTCACCTGTAGAGCTATTATATGATAATCCCCCGCCCGCATTTAACCAACCAGCGGTTGCTACTCTTGTATAAACAGGGTCGTTACCTTCACCAACCTGCCAGTAATCATTAGCTTCATTCCACCTTAATTGTACGTTGGTACTATTACCTCTTTCAATCTCAATACCACCGTTCTGTGTTGGAGTATTAGCTGCATTAGAGTTAAGCAAAATAATATTGTCAGCAATAGCTACAGTCTCAGTGTTAACTGTAGTAGTGGTGCCAGATATTGTTAGATTTCCATCAATAACCGCATTACCAGTAACATCTAAGTTACGGCCTACAAATACATCTTGACCTGTGGTAAGGTCTGTAGTTACAGTAACACTGCTTGGTAAACCCACGGTGGCAGAAGATCCTTCACCTGGTGTGTGACTTACTTCTATTTCATTGGCAGTACCTGAGATACCAGACATATAATTACCGGTAGTTTCAGTACCTAGAATTACACCATTATCTTTAATGGTAACAACTCCGTTAGATACAGAGAAGTTATCAGTACTAAATGAAGCTACACCTTTATTAGTGCTTGTCGCAAGCTCTGCTGATATAGTTACTTTATTATTAGTTACTGCAGCGTTAATACCTTCACCTTCAGAAAACCTAAGTTTGTCATTTAAAAGATCAACTGCATCAGAATCTAAACTATCATCGCTTATAGTAAGTGTAGTAGCAATACTTACCGGAGTTACGTTAGTAAGTCTACCTTTACCATCTACAGTAAATGATGGAATAGAAGTTGTAGATCCATATGAACCAGCTGTTACTGTTGTATCATCTAATACAAAATCAAGAGTGCCATCTCCGTCTTGATATGTGACTGTAATATCTGTTTCAGTATTACCGGTAACCATGGCGCCAACCATGTCCTGAATAGCTTCATCGCTAATAGTGATAGTAGCTCCAGTGGTAAAATCAGTAGTGTCTAGATTAGCGTATGCAACTAATCGGCTTGGAGTTGCAGCGTTGTTATAAGACGCTTCCCAATAATCGCTAGTTTCATTCCATTGGATTACGGCGCTATCTTGTGTACCTCTATCAATGGAAATACCAGCATTGGCCGAAGGAGCTCCAGTTGTACCATCTAAAAGTTCAACAAAAGCTGAAGCCAATTTTTGAGCGCCAGTTATAATAAAATCACCGCCGATTGTAAAGTTTCCACCTATTCCAAGATCATTAGTTATAGTAACATTATTAGGTAAACCTACGGTCACTGTCCCGTTAGTTCTAGAAACCTCTACTTCATTAGTTGTTCCGTCTATTCCTAAAACCGCGCCGGTTGTAAGGTTAGCCAGGGTTACATTGCCATTAGATACAGCAAAATCTCCGTTATCAAACTTGGCAGCGCCTATATTAGTATCAGACGCAAGTTCTCCGGCAATAGTAATAGTATTATTTGCTACAGTAGTATTAATACCTTCACCTGCAGCCAGGGTAAGTGTTTCTCCTAAATTAACGGCATTAGTAGTACCGGCTTCTGATGCTATGTTAATAAAACTATTATCAATTTGGTTATTGCCAATTGAATTAATAGTAACAACACCAGTATTAACGTCAAAGTCGCTTGAAGAAAATGATGCAATACCTATATTGCTATTGGTAGCATGTTCCCCGGCTATAGTAATTTGGTTATTTGATACGGTTGTATTAATACCTTCTCCAGCAGAGAAAGTAATAGTATTACCTAGTGATATTTCGTCAGTTGTCCCGCTCTCAGCCGCAATTTTTAATGCCCATCCAGTTGATGTTGCATTACCAGTGATATCTAAGTCTCCACCAATATCAAAATTGCCTGTAATATAGGCACTATCTTCTACTGTAAGGGCATCAGTCATTAAGGTGGGAGCATTAACGGTCAGCTGGCCGTCAATAGTAGTTACATCTAATGTAGTAACACCATCTACGTCTAGGTTACCTACGACAGCAGCATTATTTGCAATTGTAGCAGAATCCGCTAATAGATTATCAGTATTTAATGTGCCATCAAAATAACCGTGTCTCCACTGCTGCGTGGAGCTACCTAAATCAAATGCATTAGTTGTGTTCGGAATAACATTCGAGTTAATATCTGCATCAAATACAACGTTATCGGTATTATCATCACCTAATGTAACAGTACCAGATGAGCCAGCTTTCATATTCACTACGCCGTCAACGGTAAGAGTGCCATCTATTTGAAGGTTACCTCCAATGTCAACATTACTTTGCATGTAAACATCACCGGCAAATATATTATCATACGTGCTATCAAATGCTCTAATACGTGGAGTAACTACTTCAATAATATCAGCAGAATCGAGTCTTGCTTCATGCTCCTTCAAAGCTTCAGCTACTGTAGGATAAGTTCCAGTAAATGTGCTTCTTCCGGCTGTCTGATTTACATTAGTAAGACTGACACTTCCTACTGAGTCGATAAGTTGGTTAAACCTAAGACGCTGCGTGTTAATAGTATCTGTGGCTAGATTAACTTTTGCTATTTTAGCATTAGGCATTTGCGAAACTTTCTGTTAATTTTTGTAGCATCATCTTTATATCCTGTACGTCTGATTTTAGAGCTTCAATCTCTTGGCGCTGCTGTAATTCACGATCTCTTTTTTCAATAAACGCATTAGTATTATCTTTATTTATATTCAAAATCATACCAGTACTTTTATCTCTTGCAAGATCTGGATAACCATCTACAGAAATATAACCACTCATTATACAGTTGCAATAGTTCTAAGATTTTTAAATAGCGGAATATGAGTAGATTTACTACTGTTCATTGTAATTTTAATCTGATATTTGCTAAATAAAGGTAAATCATACTTATTAAACTCATAGGTTCTTGGCATATTGTCTCTTGGCTGGTCTGCATAATTAGACACGTCCGGAGTATTAATAGTCTTACTAAACTCTACCCAATTATTAGCTTCAATATTGGTATCATCTCCACTTGTTCTGTACCAAACAGAAAAATCACTGAATTGCGGCCTAATAGCATCTATTAGCACTCGCAATGATGTTGCTGCAAGCTCAAGACTATAAACAATAGAAAGATGTTTTGCCGCCGTAGTTCCGCCGTTTGGTTCCGTTTCAAGAGTAAATGGTACAGTAGAGATAAGGTTTCTATTGGGAGTAGTTGTAGCAGCTTGGTAGTCAATAAAATTACTAGTAATACGCATTGCTGCAGCGTGCTCATTAATATAAGGAGACGTGTATTTATGTTGAGTAGTAAAGCCAACTCTAATTTTAGTAGAGGGATTACCTGAATTATGATCTGTTTCAGATTGCGCGCTAGCAATCACTGCCGGGTTTTTAAATCCTTGAACATAATTCTTTTTAATTCTAACATCTGCAATATTAGAATATGCGGTTTCATTACCACCGAAAGATTTAGATGCTAAAAAATCACCTACTGCAAACATGTTTGTTTTAGGAGGAGTAACTGCAGGTAAAATTGTTTGAAACTGATCGACAACATATTGCTCAGTTGCTAGTACTCCAGCTCCGCCGGCTCTAATGGACGCAGTAGCATTAGCAGATCCACCACAATTAAATGTGTAACCATAAGGATCAGCCGCAGTAATAGTTTTAGTGCCATACAAATTAGATCCGGTTATGCCATTAATAGTATCACTGCTGTCAAATCCATTTGACCCTTTAGATAAAACTACTTTATCACCAACTTGAAATCCATGAGCAGGATGAACTACATCTACTAATTTACTTCCTGCCGTAAAAATAAAAGGGTCTGCCGGATATTTAGTGTTATCATCAATTAGTGTCTGTTCAGTTAATCTTTTTGCTGGTGGAGCGTCTGCGTGAAAAACGGCAAAACTATTTTGCTGAGTAAATTCAGCTCTGTAAACTTTATATGCTAAATCTTTCTCATTGTCTGGCCGCCAAGAAGTACCGTTTGATGACTCGTAAAATGCGCCGCGTTCAATGGTAGACGAAAAGAATTCTGTTGTCGAGTTAGTAAGATGTTCGCCGTTTTTACCTACCCAAATTTTATACTGATCTGCAGAAGCGCCGGTACTAATAACAAGCGCAAGTAATGTATTACCTGCTATATAGACAGGCTCTCTAAAACTAAATTTAACTTCAGCAGCAGAGGCAAAGTTTGTATTAGCAGCCGCAGCAACAGTTGAGGCTGCAACCGTTACCTTTGTACCTTGAATAAATTTCTTAGCACTTGGCGCTCCTGATTCGGCACAAGGTCTCAATTCAATAGAAACTGGCTGAGCAGAAGAGCCTGTTGGAGCTTGAGCAAAGAAAAGACCTACTCCAGTAAGAACTGATCCGACAGGCTCATCAACCACAAACGTCTGTGCTGATGGGTTGAGCTGTTCACTTAATTGTAATTTACCTGACATTTAAATTTCTTTCTATATAGTAAGTTAGAACCAACTAAAGGTATCCATCCAACTGCTAGTAGTAGTAGTAGTAGTAGTAGTTGGTCTAGCACTAGGTCTAGCGGATGAGGTCCAAGTGTCTCCAAAAAAACCACCGGCGTCGGCATCCGAAATGCTTGGACCTGTATCAGTAGAACCAAAAAAATACTCATAATCCGTGCTTATACTCGGACCTGTATCATTATCATTACCTGAAGTAATTGTTGGGCCTGGCGCTGGGGGCGGATCATCTTCCCACACTTCATATTCTACTTCTACGTCAACACTATAAGTTTCCATTGAATAATTAATAAACTGGCCAATCGAAGAGTATTCTGCCGTAGCATGAGATAGGGCCGCCGCTTTATCAGTTGTAGAAATATTAATAGCTAAAAGAGGAATACTGTTATCACCCCCATTGTAGCTATAATTTGTTGATCCTGTACCACATCTCCAGCTGTAAGTTGAATTACTTTGTAAAAAAAGCACTCCTTCCAATTCACCTGAAGCAGTAGTAGTAAGAGGAGTGCCAGAAGGTCCTCCGAGATCTGAAGGAAACTGCGTCTCAAACAAATATTTATCGCCTGGATTTCTAAACACAGAACTACGAGCTGAAGCATTAAAATCATTAATACTAAAACTTGTATTAGCAAATGCTGTCACGTCTCTATTTTGTAAAAATAACCAATGATTATCATTAGGTCTTAAACCTGAAAACTTAAAGTAAATAAAACGAGATCTAAATGCAGGATTAAAATCATATCCGTTATCTAATTCTCTTACTCTAGATTCTTGTTCTATTTTTGTTGCTGTTACCCAGGGCATTATGCTTCCTCGTTCTGATTACCTTGAGAAAGAACAACCGTATCACCTTGTGAAGTGAGCGATTCATTATGCTCTCCTACATGGTTAACGTCAACTTCTCTTCTCATTTCATATGTATCAACTGCCGGCTCAACGAATCCTGAACCAATAAACTTAACAAGTTCAAATCTATTTACACTTTGATATCCAGTTGCCTTGTCCTGATTGACCATAACAGTTTCAGTAAAGTTTGGCCAAATAGTACTACCATGCAGAGCCACTCCGCTTGATGCAGCAGAATCATATTTAAGGCCAATATCTCTCCAGTATCTCATTGGCGCTAGGACGCCAGATTTCTTACGAATAGCAGCCTTGTAATCATTATCTGTTACTTTAGATTGAATGTTATTAGTAAACGTGTCTCCTGTCATTCCTTGTTTCACACGATCAGGTATAACTGTCCGTTCTAGTTCAATTTCAGCAAGTGAAAGCGAAGTTAACTCTTCTACATTTTCCACACGTCTTTCAATCTTGCGGATATCTGACATTTTATAACCACGGTTATCATACTTAGACTGCATAAGGTCGCGCTCATTAAGATGATAAGGAGCCAACATAATTCTATGTAATCTCATAGACGAAGAAGGAACTCCTTCAGGATCACTGGGAGATAAGCTTGTTACTCCCGTATGCACTTCAAGATTACCATTATTATTAATAGCTACTATATCTACTCTAGGCTCCCATATAGACACCTCACCAATATCAATCGTATCAGTATTTCTTGGAACATATTGAATTACTGCTCCTGTACCAGCAAAATCGTCACCGGTATTATCTTTTACAGATCTTAGATCCATAACGTCTGATAGCCTTACAGTAGCACCTGTTTCAGTATTATAATATGGAATCTTATCGTATTCTAAATCTGGATAAGATGCGCCGCCAGCAAAATAATCTCCGGTAGTATGATCAAAGCTATCAAAGGTAACGACTACATTACCTGAAGGGGCAGCGGCACCACCTTTAAGTTTACCAGATCCTACAGTATAGAAATTATCGCGCTGGCCGTTATCGAAAATAAATCTATGAGTAATGTCCTCACTTGTCGTGCTATCTACGACGCTTTTAAATTTATAAATGTCATGATGAGAAAGTGTAAATTTACCCCCCGAAAGCGCTAGCGTTTGAGTCCGGTCAACAACAAGAGTTTTAGTTTTTCTTACTGCAGTTTTTCTTTCATATCCAAACAATCTAACTGATCCATTAGTAAGGCCAGTAATAGTTGCTGAAGACGTAGGAGTACCTGATACTGTAGGAGGAGAAATAAGATTATTATTATTTGCCACTTCTTCTACAATCCATTGCTCTTGATCAGCAAATGTATTTCCGCCTGTAGAGAACGTAGCTGAATTATTGGACGCAGTGGCTGTATATACTTTACCTATATTTAAAGTTACAGATCCATCTTTAACTGTATTAATTCTTCCGGGTAAAGGAAATAATAGATTATTTTCTAACTTATCAATAATATCATAGTTGCTATTAATAGCCACAATGTTACCATAGCTATTAGCACTAGTACCTACGCTACGAGCATTTCTTAGTGAGTTAGAGCCGTACATTTCAACATCAAAAACGTGTAATCTAAAATCATTATCGAACTCATCAATATTTCTAATTCTAGCTCTACCTATAGAACTACCGCTTGTTGCAGTGCCGCTATAGATTCCTACAGAATCATATCCGTTAATTACATCAAGAAGACCTTTAGTATTAGCACCATCAGTTAAAAAGTAATTACCATATCTCGCTGAAATAAATTCATTATTTTTAGTTGTTATGTCGTCTACAAGATTTCTTGGTTTAGCTACTTTAATAGGAGCTAAGTTTTGCTTGTCATATCTCTTTCCGTTAACAAAGGCTGTACCATCTGAAACTTGGTACCAAAGATAATCTGAACTATCTGGCTTAGTTGAGATAGTAAGGTCAAGGGAACCAAGCCTTTCATCCACAATAAAGTTGCCATTAGTATCATTAGCTCTGTTGTATATAATACCACCTAGAGTTGATAACACATTATCCGCGGTTTGTACATTGGTGACATAACCTTGATTAAGTTTCATAAGCGGATAAAATGTTTTACCGGCAGTTTTATCTGCTTCTTTTTTTAGCGTAAGGGTAATTCTTAGTCTATCAGCTCCCGGAGAAGTTAAGTTAGGAGTAGCGCCGGAGTTGTCATATAATGCAACATTATCAGATGTGTTGTAAATTTCTTGTGTAACTTCAAAACCCACAGTACCATTAAACTGAGGGTTAAACTTGTCTAGTACCAGTGACTGTTTTTCTACGAACAAAATATGTCCGGCGGCAAAGGTATTAAATTCAGGAACTTCTAAGAATGAGGCATTACCAATAGCATCTTGCACCTGTTCATCCGTAGATACACTCAGCTCGTAAGAAGTGGATCTAATGGTAGCTGTTAATGTATCAGCTGGATTAAATTTAACAGAAACTGTAGTATCTTCAGAGGTAGTAGAATTAGCGTCGATATATTTTACTAGTAAAGTATTATAAACATCTGTACCAACAGAGCTATTTACAGAAGTAGAAGGAATAACAGCTTTTATTATAGCCTTTACGCCATTTTGATTAGAGAATGTTTCCCCGACAAATACATCATAGCCCACTGGAAGTGTAGATACCCGTACGAAGCCAATAGGATCGTTTGCACTGTTTGATGTGCCGTAAGAAGTATTAAATAACCCACCAGGAGTAAAAATAAATTTAGCAATACGCTCAATTTCTTTTTGAATAATCGTCTGAGATTGAGTTAATTCTCTTGCCTGCAGAGCTCTTCCGTTATTAAAAAGAATTCTATGATAGTGATCGCTATCACGATAATCATCGTTGTAGGAGCCAAGAAATGTATTTTCGTTTACCGTAGTTGCCATGATTTATCCTTATAGTCTTACTACAACTTTAATATCTTCTGTTTGCTGAGGATCCCGGGCAGTAGCTGATTGATTGCTAACAAACAAAACTTCACCAGAAAATCTATCAACATCTGGAGCAATGTTAGCGGAATCAATAGTTAAACTACCTGATATTTTGCCAGGAACAGTAACAGCTTCACCATCTACAAACGCGGTAAATCCAGTTTCTTCTGTCTGATGATACCAAATAGTAGCGCTGTCGTCGTTCCATGCCATGTAACCTTGGGCGTTACTATCTGTACCAAATATAATAGGATCATCATCAAATTCTAACTGATATTCGCCTGACGCCTGTAGATAATCTCCATCACCAAACGCCAAGTTAGCTCTCATTTTCTTAAGAGCTGTTCCTGCTTCTGCAGTAAATAATGTGCCATTAGCACTGTCTTTAATATTCTTGATTAATCCGATTTGCCTATAGTCCTGATCAACCGGCCATGTGGGGCTGTTATTAACATTAACGCCACCAACAGGCTTAATATTGAACATCAGAGATGTTGACCTGAGATCTTTTCTTGCATCAGCTCCAGTTCCTGCTATGGGGCCAAAAACAGGAGCAATAACAGCATCGGTACCACCAGCTTGTAGATTAGTAGCACTTACGTTTATATTAGCATAATCATAACCAGATCCCTGATCTGCTACAAAGGAAATAGCTCCAGCATCTGGGCTATCACCAACTTCTACGGCTGCAATTGAATTATTAATTGGATTTAAAATAGCATAAGCTTTTGCGTTAACACCATTTCCCACGACAGTAAGAGCCGGGCCTACCTTTTGCCCGGAAGAATGAACAGTGCCCGTGTAAGGTCCGCCAGGAGTGATTACTCGATATCCTATAATTTGTCCAGGTACTGCAGCATTTTGAACTGAAAGCTGAGAGAATCTAGGGTCTGTTAATTCAGCTGAATCTACGAACTCTACAGGCATAAAATTAGTTGTTAAAAAATTATTAGCAGCTGCAGTCGTAATAGTATACATGTATTTCCATACATAACCATCTGTTTCAGGTGCAAGAGTTATATTAGTATGATCCGGTTTTACTGTAGAAGTTTTAGGAGTACCGTCACTGTTTTTACCTTTGCGCAAACAAATGTAAACTTTGTTTTCATCTGTTCTTATATAGTAAGTATTTTGAGGCTGGCCTGATATAGCATCGCTGTACTGATAATATTCTTTATTAGGCGACCAGTCATAGTCTGGCCCACCTGGAATTACGAATGAAAGATTTTCTGCAGCTTTGACTGATTGTAAATTATATCTAAATAATCTTTCTTCTCTGTCGTGGTTGTCAGCAGCTGTAGTATTAGGTACTACATCGGTTTGAGCCTCTGCTTGCCATTGTTGCGATCTACCTACTCCAATATAATAGTAATTATTGGAGTCACCAATATTAGCTGTGTTAAACTCGTCAAAAATAGTTTGAGCTAATTGTAATTTAATTTTATCTGTAATTATCGCTGCCATTGTTATACCCTATTAAGAAATTGTATAGCCTTCACCACCAATAACGCTCCACTGAGAGCCATTCCAAATAATCATAACCGTATCATTTGGTGATAGTGCAATACTAGTTCCTTGAGAAAAATTAGTTGGAGTAACCGTTGTGGTATTAGCTCCGTCATGGGTAAATACCTTTACTTCACCCGTTGTTAATCCATTATCTACTGTAGCAACAATATTAGCTGTTGCTGTACTTTGAATATAACTTATATTTTGAGCTACAGTGCCTGTTGAGCTAATAGTACCTGAAGAATAAGCAAGTTTACTAACTCTTACTGAACCAGCTCCTTTGGGATTAAGCTCTAAATTAATATTAGTGTCTGCAGATCCCTCTGTAGAAATAATAGGAGAATCAGGAGAAGCTTTGCTCTCAATCCTTAATCTATTTCTAGCATTTACTGTATCAGTAAACGATATGACTGGATGCCCATTCGAATCTGCTAACCATTCATGAACGTTAGCTCTTTTTAGCGTAGGTAGATTTAAAGTTTTATTTGTAAGAGACTGTGTATCAGTAGTACCGACAACTACCCCGGCTGGAATAGTTTTACGACTGGCTGCCCCATCAATAATTCCTGAAGCATTAGATAGAATAAAACTAGAAGTAGCAAGTCCAGATAATGTATTATCATCAGCGCTAATGGTTTTGTTCGTAAGTGTTTGAGTGGCCGTATCAACTACTACGTTACCAGCTGAATCAGGAAAATCAATATTAATTGTCGAAGCCGGATCAGCAGCTCCTACCTGCGTAATAAAGCTGCTTCCTACGATAGAAATACCGCTGTCCGTAAGTCGTGTAACATTACCTAAAGTTGCACCACCAAACTGGTTGTACAACTCTGTAAAATTATTATTAATTTTATTGCCAGCAGCTCTAAGGGTATCGCCTGTACCATCATTAGCCGCCGAGCCAACATTAATTGCTTCTTGAACCATATCTGTGCCTTAATTGATTAACATTATTTATATAGGTAATTAGTCTAATTCGCTGAATCATATTGAGTATCGTATATACCTTTATCAAATGTTTGTGTATATGTTTTAAGTTTAGTAGCACTTGAATCCTCGTCAAAGCTAACAAGAGTAACGACATCAGAGTCATCCATAGTAAGTGAGTTAGGTGACAACAATTCAGCAAACGTATAATTATCAATATCGCCTAGTACCACATCTTTTGCAATGGATACAAATGTATCAACATCTTGGCGATGTACGGTGAATGTTGCATCACCATGATTAAGTAGAGTAATATCTTTATCAGCTCTAATATCAAACGATGCTACAACCTGAATAGAAATAAATTCTGCTGGTTTTTCACCGACATCATCTTGTAATACTGGCAGAGGATTTATATTAGCCGCTTCTATTACTAATTCTGAGCCAATAAAAAATCCAGCAGGGTGTACAAATAATTTATATGTATCTATCCACTTACCTACAGGAATTGTGCTGCGAAGAAGTATTGAAAGAGTTTGATATAATTTATCATTTGTTATATAGCGTAAAGATTCCGGGCCAAGATTTGAAGCCCTCTCTTTAACTTGTTCCCCCGCAGTGTTAACGCTGTCTTTCTCAAGGTCAATGGCCGGGCCAACTCTAAAAACATTTTCTTTAGGATAAATTACTTCTGGATCTACGCCAAAAAAACCTCTAAAAAATTGCTCGATACTATACTTAGTGCCTTTAGACCTATATAGTGTATTAGAAAACTTTACTGCTTCTCTTTTATTAATAAATCCACCAAAATATGCTTCCCCTAAGAGCAGTTCATCTTCAAGAAAAGGAAGTTGCATCTTAGGAATAGAAGTAGCATCTCGAGTAGAATAAATTCTATTTAAAATACCATTAGGATTTGAATCTTTTTCCATCCATTCATAGTAAGATTCAAACAATTCTATAAGATTAGGATTGTCCTGAACTATATGGTCAGGTAATACTTTTTTAACCTCAGCCCTATGAAAAGGAAGAGCCTTGCGATTATTGTCAAGTAATGTAAGATCTCTTTTATGTGACATTAGTTAAGAGCATTCGTTGATACGGCTTTAGATGTTGATGCATCAGCATCATATACTAAAAGGTCGTTTCTGGTTGGAGTAATAGCACTTTGATTTGCAGGAACGGCTGCTAGTTTTACATACTCAAATCCTCCGATAATAGCTTGAGGATTAAAATAATTTACTGTTACTGTACCTAATACTGAATCAAACGACCCAATGTTATCGACAATAACTTCTGTACCAGATGCTTGTACAATTTCTAAATTATTGGTAGATAATTTGTTGCGAATAATACAAGTTTTATTATTGTATATAAAAGCGCTACTTGTAATAATATATTCATCGTCATCCTTAGTGGCAATAGAAACTGGAAATTTCATTGTCTGTGATGTTGATATAGAAGCACTTAGGAGCTCTGATCTTACAGTATTAAAATTAGAAGAAGTAGCATATTCATTATTAATAAGAAATGTAGTGGCCTTATCATATTGGCCAGAAGTTACTAATTTTACTATATAATTTAATGTATTAGAATCATTAGAAATTCTGTTTGTTGTTATATTATTAATAACAGCTATAATATTAGGAGAAGAAGGAATAAACCTTTGCTGCATTCGAACGTTAGCTCTACTTGATAGCACCGCTGTACTAACATCGTCTACTAATGTTAATAGGTTAGATCTTCTAAATGATTGCCCAAATCCTCCTACCGTATCAGCAAAATAAGCGGCAATTGTAGAAGTAACATTAGAAGTTATAGAATTTAAAGTTTGTTCTGTAAGAGATGAGTTAAACTGGAAAAATGTATCAAGTTCAATAAATGTAGTGACAGGATCAGCAAACCTAATATTAAACCCTGCGATCGCAAGTTGTTCTGCTAATGTTTCAATACTTATTTTAGTGTTAGCTTTTGTAGAAGCATCAACATCATCTTCAAATAGTATAGAGGTAAACACTGCACCGAATTCAGGCTCAATAGCATCTTGGCCACCAAACGTGGTAATATCTTTAATAAGTGTAGAATATTGTTTTAAAATTAACGAAGTATAATCAGATGCGGTAACCATTCTATTCTGGGTCGCATACTGAAAAGGCGCATTTTTTTTAATAGAAGAAATACTTTCTTTTGCGTCACCACCAGTTGAAGCTGTAAAGGTCGTGGTATTTAAAGTGGTGGTAATACCTCCAGCCGTAAGCTGAGACACGGGTGAAAACGTTGCCGCACCATTTGCTATTTTTCCATTTGTTGACACATACTGAATTTCAATTCTATTACCAGCCACTGGCGCAATACCAAATGTTTCTCCATCACCAAAAGAAAGCTCAAAGTTTCCATTAGGGGATTCTCTAAGAATGTAAATAGTAGTTCTAGCTGATATCGTTCTAGTATTAATAATATTTGTATATGTAGAAAAATCATTACCAGTGGTATCGGTATATACTTTTACGATAGCAGTATCAGCATCTAAATTAGCATCTGGAATAACGTAAACAGGATTATCAATTACTTCACCTACAAGGAAAGTTTTAGTTTTTATATCACCCTCATATATTGTAATTTGGTTGGACCCTGATGAAGTTTTAAACTCATAAAATCCAGTACCATCATCTTCAGCTTCTATTGTTTCAATAGTTGAAAATGTATAGGTTACATTATCAACTTCGCTTGTAAACTTGGTATATGCCGGTAAATTAATCTTTTTGCTTCTTGTCGTTTCAGTATTTGTAAAATAGATTCTTATTTTAGCTTGAGAAGATGTCTTAGTATCCGGAACATAACCAATACCTTCTGATAAAGACACGGCAGAGCTTCTAAGTTGTGCAGTACTTAAGTAAGATTCATTTAATGCAAAGTTAGCAATAAGTCCATTAATATGTGTATTATACGCTAACACGTCAAGAATATTAGATAGCGCAGCACCTTCAAAATTATAGTCACTGAATTCATCTTGATTCGCAAGATAAGATTTTAAATTATTTTTAATATTATTAAAATCTAATGCTGTTGATTTAATAGTTGTTGCCATTTATCTTAACCTTGAAAGTGTTGTAGATAGAGTAACTTGCTCTCTTGAATTTACTACTTGGAATACTATAGTAGTACTAACGCTATTTCGATCTGAATTAGATACAACTTTAATATCTAATATCAAAGCTCTAGGTTCATATGCTTCTATAGCTTCTTTTATTGTTCTTTTTATTGCTGATGTTGTTGTACCATCTGCCATTTCAAATAACATAGCCGAAACATTACCGCCAAAATATGGCTGAAATGGTTTTTCATAGTGATTAGTTAAAACAATATTCTTTACTGATTGTTTCACCGCTGCCGCATCAATCTTTTTATATATCTCACCATTAGGTTTTGCGGTAAAGGAAATATCAATATCAGAAAACTTCTTTGATCTAGATACAATAATACTTGCATCTAGATTTCTGTCTTCAACTGATAAAACTCTATTAGTCATTTTAGCCCGTTTTTTCTTTATTTATACGTCTAAGGGGCGGCATTTGCTCGAACATAATTAAACCAATAACCATCTTGCTGACGAATACTTCCAACCTCACGCCCCGCAAAATGGGTGTTATCGTAACTCCATACTCTTCTAGCACCAATATCAACGTGTAGAATGGTATTACCGAATCCAAAGCCTTTAAATCCTGCTTTAGTTGCAGCTGCTACTAGCTTATCTTTTTGTGCATTACTCATTCCTGTAATACTAATATCTAATGCCTTTCCGAACCAGTGCTGATTATATCCATTATCTACTTTGGCAACTTTTCTTGAGGTGCTAGCTTTAGGCAACGCATCATTGATAATAAGCTTGCCGCCATAATATTGCTGCATAAGTGTGTATTGATTGGCAAGTAGTGCTGCCATATTATCTACCGCACCCGGCGATATACTTGGATGGGTTTTATCGCCTTGCCTAGTTATATAAGGATTATTAGCCGGACTTAAATTAATACCATAATCGCCACCTTTCGAAAGAACTCCATCAAATTCTGATTTAAATCTGCTCTGAGATAAAACTTCTACCAGGTCTCCGGATGTAAGATCGTTATTATTAAATTCCGTTTTAACTTTGCGATTAAATGTGCCGATCCAGTTCTTATCAATTTCAGGGAGAGTTATAATAATTCTGCTAGACAATAACTCTTTACCTGAATCTGGATTAATATCAATGGTATCATATGACAATATAAGTTCATCATAAACCGCGTTGTCTTTTAAGAATACAGCAATATCAAACGTTCTTTGTATGCTTGATTTGCCACTATTATCGACCACATTATATACAACTGTACGGCCTTTGAGCTTAAGATCATTTAAAGAATCTGGAGTGATTGTTTCAGAAGGACCTGGCTTGTATATACTTTCTGCAACTTCTAAAGTTACATCTTTAAATTCACTATCATTATCCCGTACTAATTTTATGATCCGCGCATGAATGTACAAATACTTTGCTATTTCTACTCTTACGGCTTGATCTCTAATAAAGTCAATGTTAGTAGGATCATCTGTACCTAAAAATTTAGAAAGAGTAATACCTTCTGCTAATTTAGTAGAGGCACTAATAGATTTTTGTCTATAAGGATTATAAACTTCTTCAGGTAATACATGAGGATTAGCTCTCTTCGGAAGAAACGCTGACAATTTATTATTTGTCTGAGAACCAATTCTATCTAATTCAGAGTGAGATGAAACAGGGGTAGCATCGCTTGAAAGAATTCTTCCTGTACCCTTTGGAATAGGTGAGTTCCACTCACCGCATATTATTCCTTCTGCCAAAAGATATGATACAAATGAGCTATTAGACCTGTTGGCCGGATCTCTTAATCGCGATCTAGCCTTGTCAGCATTGATATTAGAATTAGATATGCCTCCAGTATCAACACTTCTATCTAGATAATTTTTAATAAAGTCTCCTACATCAATCTTTACTCTGTTTATACCGCCCGCTGACTTAGTGAGATAATCGTCAATGATAGAGTCGCTAGGTTTAGTAATGGCAGGGGTTGCTGTATTCGTAATAGTTCCTGCTGACCCAACACCTCCTCCAGTACTTGGATCCGCATAGTTCTGAGACTGTGCTACTGTAGCTGTAGTAGCGGTGCCATCTAAGTCTCCATGAAATGTTGGTGCTGTTACTCCTGCTTCAAACACAGCTCCTTTACCTGAGAATACCATGTTAGGATTACCAATAGTACCTGACTTAGCAGTAACTGCCATAGAGTTAGCAAACTGGTTCATATTGTTAGAAGATACAGTAAGCTTATCTTCTGCAGTAATTTTGGTATCATCGCTTGTAGAATATCTTGCAGAGCCTTCTACTCTGTTGATATATTCGCCTTTAATACTTTGCTTCTTACCAGCAAGAAAAGTATTAGTGACAGCTTGAGTAACTGCTTTTACATAAGAACCGCCAACAAGCTTTTCAATATTGCCTGCAATAGATTCTTTTATATGACCTAGAATCTTTTCTGTTTTATTACCTCTTACAGTAACATTATAGTTTAAACAGTCAATATTATAGTCACCCGTAACTTTAAGATTAAGATTGCCCTTGTATATAATTTGTCCTTCACCTTCTACAATAGTAACTTGATCTCCGCCTGTTACATTAATTTGGTTATCTAATGCCGATATCTTAATGCTACCATCTTTGGTGAGCTCTATACCTGCTCCAGTGTTATGTTTTATTAGCACCCGCTCAGCACCTGGTGTATCATCAGTTTCAATGATATGCCCTGAAATAGTTTCTTGAATTTGGCATAAAGGATATTCGGAGGCAATTATTTCATCTGACTCGGATTCTAATACAGCAGCAGCGGCTTTGCCTTTAAAAAACAATTCGTGTTTTCTAGAACCAGTCGCCCCATAGTTAACACTAGAGGAATTAAAATATTCGGCTTTAGGATATTCACCACGAGGATCCTCATGCTGAACTTGAGAACGATCTTCTATTTCTTTTTCAATATCGCTTTCCGTATAAATCTCAGGCATTATATTATATCTTTTCTTTCTAGGGGAGGATTAACACTAGGATCATAGTCTAGATTATTTTGTCTTTTAAACGAATTTTTAATAAAAGAATCTACATCAAAATGTGGACCAGGCTGATTAACGTTTATTTGACTTATACCAAATACTTGCACTCCAGGCTTTACGAGATATAAGCTTTTTAAGAATTTTTTAAGAGTTTTCATTTGTTGATCGGTGTAAGAATTTGAGCTATAATAATCTCTATAGTTTATTCCTCTACCAGCTTCTCTATCTATACCTCCGACTAAACCAATAACAATAGATCTCTTATGGTGATCGTTGACTAGTAGCCTATTAGGTGGAGTTTCATTATCAGCAGGAAGACCTCTCTGTAAATCACCGGATCTTGTAAATACATAATGATATCCTATACCATTTCTACCAGCATCGATTGCTTTTTGGTGTAAGCTATACGCATTTGCTAATACGTCGGTCGTAGTATTGGTGCTAATAATGATTACTTCAGTAATATCTCTATCAATATTACTTACTTCATTAAGTATCTCTCTTTCACTGAACATATTATTTTTAAAATAAGAATTCGGAGTATCTCTTCCTTTCCACTCATTTTTAAGTTTAGACAAGTCAATGCCAGGAACTGAACTAACAGGAATATTTTCTACTAGATTTTTACTTGCAGAAACGTCTATGATAATTAAAGCTTTATATATTTCATCCGCGGTTTTATTACTCATCGATGATATTAGATCAACAGCTTTAATATAATTTTTATTGGCTATTAGGGATATAATTTTTACTTTGTTATTTTCGAAAGATCTACTAAATTCCGGAGAGGTGAGCTGTAAAACAGCATTTTCAGTTATCTTAAGATTATCCTCTACTATGTTATCCATAATAGAATTATAGCCGGCAGTATTCTTTGCAATAACTTTTCCTGCGGACGATAAAAACTCGGAAACTGCATTAGATTTTAATGCACTTAAAGAATTAGTAACAGAAAAAATATTATTAAAAGAAGAAGTAAGAAAGTTCTGTGCATAAATCTCATAATCATCCATAGGATTAAGGGATCCTGTAGAGCTAAGGGGGCTTGAGAGATCTATATTTCTTCCTACTATTGCCTTTATTTGATCGCTAGTTGCTCCTACAGCAGTAGTAAGTGCCTGAGCCATCGCTTCAGGGGATCCTGATGAAACAACGTCATCTAATAGACTACCTGTTGTTAAATCATTGCTTCCTGTTATTGTAGTAAGATCACTTTGGCTTCCTACTTCTTTGACTAAAGTCGAAGACAATTCAGAATTGTTAACCGAAGTAAGCTCCGTTAAAACTAGATTAGTAGTAACCTGAGTAGGGGTAGAGCCGGCAACATTACTAACAACATCATTAATACCAGTAAGAGAAGAGAATCCATTAAAATTATCTCCAGGATTAACACCAGCCTTTGAGACTTTACTAATGGCTGCCTGTGTTTGTAGCTGATTAAGAATTGTGTTAGTATTCTCAATATTTTGAGCTCTTCTAAGATTTGAAAATATGCTATGAATAAATTCAGATGACATTATTATAATCCACTAATTGAATTGTTGAGCGCGTTATTATAGTCTTCATACGCAAGCCTGGCGAGCTCTTCTCGTTTTTTTAACTTCTTAGTTTTTTGTGCTGGATTCTCATACTTATCTAAAAACACCCACGTAGAATTTCTATTGCTAATACCGCCTTCAAAAGTAGTTGTATTAATAAGTTTTGAATAAGTACTAGCAAATGCTGCACCATTAGTTGCTGTGTCTTTTTGGCCTCTAAGCTCGTGTAAAATAAACTCTAGTTGTAGAAAGAAGTCATCTGGCTGCTTGTGGCTTAACTCTGCAAAGGCTCTTAATTTATCCTGACGATAGCCTGCATTTGCTGAATTATTCCATTGTGCAAGTCCCCATGAATTTTCACCTACTACGTCAGTAGGCCTTGAAGGATCAAGCGCGCTTTCAGCCTGCAGATTACCAACGATACCAGCTGCGGCTATAGGTGATAGCCGATTAGCCACAAAAAACTGAGTAATAATAACTCTTTTTTGTGCTATACTAGTATCGTCTCTATAGCTTTGTTTTAATTCAATAGGAATAAATACGCCATCTCTACCGACATTATTGTCAGCAAGACTCGCAGCATTACCTGATAGTCCTGCAAGCTTTTGTTGTATCTTTGATGGTCTTTCAAATTTATTTAATGATCCGAGTATAATAGGTGACTGTGATAAAGCACCGTCAGCAAATATCCCAAAAACTGTACTTGATGGAAGTATCTGAGGTATTTTACCCATACCTGATATTGCGGCTTCAGTAGTAGGTAGCATGCAATCAGCCCATGGAAGATCTTCAAAAGCAACATTAGGACCATGGATACCATGTATTCTAATTTTAGCTTTGCCTACAGCGGCACGTTGAGAACTAACGCCAACGACTGTTCCTAGAAACCATCTTATATTATCGCCGTAATACATTTTTATCCTTTAATAAAATTCGGTCTAGATATTCTGGCGCATTGAATAGAAATATTATGCGTCCTTTCTGGAATATCAAGAATATGTCTTTTTGCAAGCATTACGTGCCTACCCGAATTAGTGGTGCTTTTCTTTACTATTGTATTTAGTGAAGATGGAGATTCGCCTAAAATAGTAACAGAAAGTTGATTACCTACACTTAGCAATACATTCTCAGATGAATTAGTTTTAGGTAAAAACAAAAACCCTGGCATTTCTAGGTTATAGATATTTTTAGTAAGATATAATAAAAGCGCATTTCTAAATTCTGGTAGGACTGCTTCAAAATAAGTTGACTCTTGGTTAAAGCTATTTACCGGAGTTAAAGGGTAGTTAGATGTAGAAATGGTTGAAATTATTTTTGAATTCATTTCTCCCAATGTTTTTTCTGTTGCCCCACTAGGATCTACAATAAAGTTTTCATCGATAAGTTTAGTAAATTCTTTTTCGTCAATAATATTATTATTCTCAAGCATAGTTATAACAGAGTTAACTATAGAATAATGTCTTGTGTCATCTTTTGATTCATCACCTAAAACTACATAGTTATGTAATATACCACCTGCTCCCTGTTCTACGAGGCTAAGTGTATCTTCTAATGCAGATCCAGAATAGCTTTTTAGTGCAGAAGATATTGCCGCAAAGTTATTTAAAGGAGCATTCGTCTGCCCTTGAGAATATACGAATGGCAAGCTTTCGTTAAACGACTGCCTTGTTAATATGGACTCAAGGTCTGCCAATATAAGTTTATCTGAATATAAAGAAGAATAAAGAAAATATGGACAACCAGTAGTAGTAGTCATTTTACTTAAAACTGTCAAACATGCCTGCATAGGAGAAAGGTATGGCACTACGTATTTAAAAGCAGATTGATGTGAAGGTTTACTAAAGTTAGTATCCAATTCTATTCCAAGATTATCTTGTAGAATAGACTGGATTATTTGCTCACCTGTACCGGTATATCCTTTGCTTATCTTTTGAACTTTATCATAATAACCTATGTCTTCAATTAAATCGAACACGAAAACGTTAGTAAAGTCGTTATAAGTTTCAGCAGAAGCAATAGATCTAATAATAAATGTCTTTGTTATATTTTTAATATACGATGCTGGATATCCAAATTCAATAACTATTTTTTCTGAGCCTTTAATGCCAGGAAAATCAAGCAAGCCGAAGTCATCAACAAGTACTAATTTACCTGTGAGGTACGGCATTGAGATGTGCTCAAACATACTAAGTTCGACTGACGTTTGAATAATATCAATCTCATCAGTAACAGTGCCTGAATTTATTTTAAAATTATAGCCAGGTATTTTTAACGAGAGCTTTGTTAAATCAAAGGTTTCTGGCGTAAAGTTGGTGTTTGGATTCATTGAACAAGAAGCCTCTGGTATTCGTCTTGAATTCGCCTTGCAACCTCTGGCGTAAATATTTTAATTTGTGACAGATTATCATTGTTTTCTATAAAGAGTTGTTGTATAGTTTTACCAGTATATCCAAGATTATTTAAAGTAAAGGGGAGATTATCTACGCCTCCATCAATTTGCCTTGGAAGATCTACTATATTACCATTAGCGTCTTCATAATGATGCACGCTTTCATACTGCGCAAATGATTGTTGAGCCACAATCCCAAAACTATCCGGATCTGCAGCGGGAGAACCTGTCCAAAGTCCTATGTCTTTTTCGCCCTTTTGAGACCAAAGTTCTTGAGAGCCTCCTGGCAATCCGTAGCTAGATAGAGTGACAATACCAGTGGCTCTAACTCCTCGTGCTAATTCAGGAGCAGAGAAAGTTATAGTAGGAGCAGATTTATAATCATCTCCGCCATCAATAACTGCTACGCCTGACACTTCTCCATCTTCATTTAACTCTGGCACCGCTACAGCTCCACCGCCGCCTCCACCCGAAAATGAAATAGTAGGAATATCTGTATAACCAGATCCTCCATTAGTAATAGCTATAGAAGCAACTTCAACAATAGGCTTAACAATAAGATGCCCAAGGTCTAAGTCCTTTTTAATAATTTTACCCTTGAAAGGTGGATTATCAAATGTCCCATCAATATCTTTTTTTGCAATAAGATCATTAACAAAAAACTCTGACTGAAGATTCGAATTTGTTTTAATTGTAGTATTAGGATAATATAACTTAAGATAATCATATACTTCAGATGGAGTAAACGGCCAACCTTGCGTTCTTAATTTTTCATTTAATAAATAGAACTGCCAATAATAATCGGTAGTTCCATATAAGTTTTGAGATAATACATCGGGTCTCTCGCCGTTCGGAATAACTATTTCGGTATATACCCCTATTTGATCAGACAGTTGATCTATAATATCAATATAAGTCGTTAAATTTTGAAACGCTGCTTGCGAATTCTCGTTACCGAAATTATAAGCAACAAGTGGAAAGTTCGTAAAAAAAGTCATTATCCAGCTCCTGCACCTGTTAAGTAATCATTATAATCGTGACCATCATTTTCAACATCGTTTCTATTAAGAGTTCTTTCTTCAACAAAATTTAGACTAATATCTACTTCTTGAGGATTTCCATCTGTATGAAATGCCATTGCATTAGGGTTATAAACTGCATCAAAGCCTTGAAGAAAACATGGCAACAAACCAGTTGCTACTTGCTTAGTTTCTCCTGGTATCCCAGCATTTAAAAAGTTTCCATATTCCATTGTTATATTAAATTTAGATGGATATTTTAAAGTAAGACTTGTTCCTTGAGCCTGGCTTATCGGCACGCCTATGTCTGGGTACATTGCAACTCTAAACCATTTTATCATTTTTTTAATAACTTCTGACTCTTTTGCTGAAGTAGGAATTAATTTAAATTGAAACCTAAACGTTCTAAGCCCCACACCGTTTAAAATATTTCTATTATTTGGATTGATGGTCACTCCAGTAGAAGTAGCAATCGCCCCTGCTATTTGAGGCGCACCAAATCTTTTAGCTGTTCTTTGCACCGCCGCGGCAGCGCCGGCGTCACCTAGATCACCAAATGCCGCTGCTGCAATATCACTCATGATACTTTTAAGAGCTTCTCCACCTAAAGCAACGGCACCAGTCCCGGCAGCAACACCTTGCATAGCAGTAGCACCAATTGCACCTAATTCTAAAGAACCGTACTGAATATTATCCTGAACTTGAATTGATTGCGGTAGATAGAGAATAGCCTCACCTTTATTAATAGTTTTATTGGATTTTCCTTTTACGGTTTGATGTTCACTTCCAGTAAGACCAGATGTTAATATATCTTGTATAGAATTAAATTCATCTGCTGCAGCAATTCCCGCAATAGGAGCCGCGTCTACTCCTAAGGAAGCTAGGCCCTGATTAGCAAGACTCGACAAACTCTGATAGTCTTCATCAAAGGCTTCGAACCGAATAAAACCTCTATAATCATCTTTATTTTCTAGAGGAAAAACAAATTGTGGACTATATGTATTGATAGTAAATGGATATGGATCATTGGGCATATTTGCAAGCCTATAAATAGAATTTTATGAGATTATTTATATGGCTTATTCAGGTAAATACATAGTAAAACATAGAACTAAATATAAGGGTGATCCAGACAAGGTAACCTTTAGATCCATGTGGGAAAGATATTGTTTTGTATGGTGCGATAATAATCCTAACATAAAAAATTGGTCTTCAGAAGAAGTAGTTGTACCATATTTATGGGAAGTAGATAAAAAATACCATCGCTATTTTACTGATTTAAAAATAACCTTTAAAGACAATAGGACTATACTTGTAGAAATAAAGCCAGATAAAGAAACGAAACCACCTAAGCGGCCTGATAAATCAAAACGCTATATAGGTGAGGCAATGACTTACGTTAAAAATATGAACAAGTGGAAAGCAGCAAATGAGTATGCCAAAGATCGTGGATGGGAATTCCAAATATGGACTGAAAAGACTCTTACTGAAATGGGTATCATGCCTTCGCAGAGTAAAAAAGGTGCGTTGAAGCCCCTTAGGCCGATAAAGCCTATCAGTAGAAAAAAAGTCTTAAAAAAGAGATAAATAAGCTACATGAGCAACTTATTTCAAAAAATAGAACAAGACGCCTTTAGGGCAGGTATTACGCCACGCACAAGTCAGTCGCGTGACTGGTTTCGTCGTAAGGTACAAGGTATCAGACGAATCAATAGAAATCAATTAATGAAAGATGAGCAACTATCTCTCGGCAGCAGACGTCTTATTGGATCAATGCAGATGTTTTTCTATGATCCTAAGCATAAAGATAAACTCCCGTTCTATGATAGCTTTCCGCTTACTATTGTATTAAGCCCTGCACCAAAAGGATTTATGGGACTTAATTTGCATTATATACCACCTACGCTGAGAGCAAAGTTTTTAGACTCTTTATTGGATATTACAAATAATAATAAGTATGACGAGACAACTAAATTTAACGTTACATATAATACATTAAAGAGAGCATCTAAGTTTAAATATTTTAAGCCGTGTATCAAACATTATCTTGCGGGAAACGTGAGAAGTAGATTTGCTGAAGTACACGCGCCCGAGTGGGAGATCGCAGCGTTTCTTCCAACCGCTGATTGGCAAAAAACAAGTGCTGCAGCTGTTTATTCTTCTTCAAGGAAAATGATCTAATGATAGATAAATTTAAAGGGCTTATATCTAAAAGAGATGGCATGGCTAGGTCAAGTGTATTCCAGGTCATACTTCCTTCTATCAACGGAGTAAGAGGAGAAGAAGTAAACCTCTTATGCAAAGATGTACAGTTACCAGGCAGACAGATACTAACTAGTGAGCGGCGGATCGGCATGCAAGTTGAGAAAGTTCCGTACGGGTATGCAATAACAGATACAAGTATGACATTCCACGTGATGAATGACTATGGTATTAGAAAGTATTTTGAGACATGGCAAAACTTGGCAGTTAATCAAGAAACAAAGGAAGTAGGATACCAAAGAGGGAAAGAGGGTTATGCCAAACCTGTTCTAATTAAGCAACTTAAAAAGGGATTTGGTCTTCCAGTGTATTCTACACCACTTGGGCTACCAAAACTGCCGGCAGAAATTCAAAGCCGATTGCCTAAAATCGGACCATTTGATTTTGCACAAGGTGAACTTGATTTAGATTTTGTTACAAAAGATCAAGTCGTTTATAGTTGCAGACTCATAGATGCTTTCCCGACATCAATGAATGCTATACAATTAAATAACGAGTTAGACGGTTTAGTTGAGCTTAACATTCAGTTATCTTATACTAACTGGGAACCAGTAGAATTTGGCGTTCAAAATGCCACTGAGAAATTTATTAAAACACAAATAGGGACCGCACTTAGCAGAGCATTTTCGTAAAGGATGAAATGAATGGCACTACCCAAATTAAATGATGTACCAAAGTATGAAATCACTATTCCATCAACAGACAAAAAGGTATATTTTAGACCGTTTTTAGTTAAAGAACAAAAGGTTCTGCTAATAGCATTAGAGTCTCAAGATGAAAAACAGATATTACAGGCAGTAGTAGATACTATTAAGGCCTGTATATATGAAGATATTGAAATCGATAAGTTAGCAATATTTGATCTTGAATATATTTTTCTACAAATCAGGGGAAAAAGTGTAGGTGAGAGCGCTGATCTTATAATGAAGTGCAGAGAATGCGACCACGAAAATAAAGTTAAAGTAGATCTAGAAGATATAAAAATTAAAAAGGGACCTGACAAAAAATTTGTTCTTAATGACCAGTTTACTATAGAAATGAAATATCCATCCTATGAGATTATTTTAAGAGAAGATATGAATACAGATTCGGCTGTAGAAAATATTTACAATACTGTTTTGTTATGCATGAGTTGTCTCTATACGGAAGATGATATTATTAGGTTTGAGGAATATACTGATGAAGATAAAAAGGAATTTATGGAAAGTCTTACGTCTGAACAATTTGATAAAATTGTAACATTTGTTAGTAATCTTCCTGCAATAACATATGATTTAGAGTATGACTGTGAATCGTGCGAACATAGTAATAAAGAAATATTAAGAGGAATACAAGATTTTTTATCCTAGGCCTCTCTCATGATAGTTTAATAAACTATTTCAGGGTAAACTATCAGTTAATACAAAATCATAAGTATTCATTAACTGACGTAGACCAAATGATACCGTGGGAGAGGGAGATTTATGTTAGTATGCTTATTGATGATATTAAAAAAATGAATGAAGAAAACCAAAGACAAAATATGCAGAGGTAACTATGGCAAATTTAAAAGCAGTAGTAGAACAATTAAAAGAGCAAAACGGTGTTCTCACTAGTGTAAATGAGAACATTTCTGCTATGCTTAAAGGCCAGATTCAAGAATCTTTGGATAACCAAAGAAAAGCCGGCGATGAAGAAGAAGAAAAAAGAGAAGCTCGCAAAAGTAGGATTAAAGATAGGGATAAGCCAACTCCAAAATCGTTTAGCGGAGGGTTTGTTGCAGGAGCTGGATTAGGAGGCTTATTAGACGGGTTTAAAAATATACTCGGTGGCACAGCCGGTGGTCTAGGTATAGGAGCTTTACTAGGAATGGGCGCAGGAAGATTGTTTATGCCTGCTTTAGGTGCTCTACTCGGAGTTAAATATCTAGATAAATGGGTTGATCCCATTATTGATAAGATCACTGGTGATGATGCAACTTGGTCAATGTTTGGCAAGCAAATAGATGCATCTAAAATTGTATCAGGATTTGCTGGAGGTCTGGCTCTTATTTTCGGCCCTAAGTTAATTAGTACAGCTGTTAGTAGTTTACTGTCAGGAGGGGGAAGAGGTCCTAACAGTAATGGCCCAGGATTAAGAAAAACATTTTTAAGTAGATTAGGAATCGGAGGCATAGCTATAGCTGTAGCAGATTCTGTAGGAGACTTTGCTAAAACTTTAACCGGGTCAAAAGATTTTGCTGACACCGTATCTAATGCGATGGCGGCTACAGGGGTAGGGTTTATGGTCGGAGGGCCAGTTGGTGCTCTTGTGGCCGCCGGAGCTTATATAGCTTACGAGTCAGTGTCAGCTATCGCCGCTTGGATGAAAGGCAAAGGCGATAGAATGAAGCAAAAGCAACTTGAAGAATTAGATAAGTTGCAATTAGATGTCGACAGGCTTATTCAAGAAGGTAAAGATGAAGCTGCAGGCGAAGTAGCAAAGTCCATGATTGCAAGTCAACGCTCTTTCATGTCTGGAATATTTCAAGGCCAACTAGCAGCAGATGAAGCATCGTATTTTGCTGATAAATCTAGAACAGCATTTGAAGGCGCGAAGGCTGCAGGAGATACTTCTGCGATGGCCGCCGCGACTGAACTAGAAGCAGATGTATTGGGTAGAAGCGATGTTGGTTATGATGAAGGATTAGATCAATTTCGTAGATTAACTAATCAGCTTATTGAATCAGGAGCAGATGCTACAGCTGCAGCAACTCAAATTGCTGTTTCGGCTTCATCTATAGGAGGAGCCTTTACTGATGCCGCGGAGGCAGCTAATGATTTAGCTGCTAAAAATATTATATTAGAAGGTGAAAGAACTCATCGTATACAACAGGCAGGAAGAAGAATTGGCAGATCTAGATTTGGAGATGCTGAAGCCAGAGTAGGAACCACTCAAGAAGTCTTTTTAAGGGATTTATTAAGAAGAGCTAGTACTGAAGCAAATGCAGAACGGTTAGCTGGCATAGTATCTCCTATGGATAGTCCGTTTGGAGCTGCGTTAACGCTATCAGATGCTGCGGCTATGTTTGCAGCTGAATATAAAAAGATATCTAATGAACAAGCCCTAGAAAATTATTACAAAAATAATCCAGAAGCCGCTGAAAAGTCTGTTCTTAATTTATTCTCAGGCATCTTAAATAATATGGGATTAAGAGCGTATAAAAATAGCCAAGATAGTTCACCAAATCTTATGCCGGCAACGGACAGTAGAGAAACTAATTTTGATATACTTGACTCATTTGGTGCTCTAGCTGCAGCCGGTAAGTCTGCGCCAATTGTTGTAAATGAAGGTGACATTATTACAAATAACAATAATGCTGGAACTAGTATGCCAAAACCTGCTCCTAAGTCTGCAGTTGATGCTGTTGCAACGACTAAGCAAATGATCAGAGGTTTTGCCGGTGCTCATAATAAGTGGATGATGGATTAGGGGCGACGCTAGCCGCCCCCAATATATTAGTCTTCTGCTGCTAGTTTAGCAAAATACGACATGGTGTCATCATCATCCATAGATGAACTTTCTGCCGTAGCTGCAGGTGCTGATGGCATTGCAGGCTCAGGAGCGGCTGTTACCGGAGAACTATAAGACTCTGTAGTATCTAATGATACCTGCTCGCGGACAGTTCGTGGTACAGACTCTCCAAGGACTAGAGCAAGACGTGACTTAAGTTCGTCATATGTCTTATAGCTTTTTGGATCAGTCCATTCAGTCATTTCATGTTGTTTTTCATAAATGACTTCTTTTTTCTCATCGTCTCCGGCAAGTAATTCCGAAGCTGACTTAAACGAAGAAGCATCATAGTTTGGATAACCTTCGACCTTACGAATCTTAAGCGTAAAGTCTGCACCTTCCCACATATCAAATGGATTAACCGGAGCTTCATCAGGAAACTGAGGCTGCATGCTATCCATAATCTTGTCAAAGATTTTCTTGCCGAAGCGATAAAGTTTAACTTGACCTTCGTTCTCTGGATTTGCAGGATCTGAAATAACTAGTACGTTTGCAATATATCGTAAGTTACGTTTGCGCTCACGTACAGTACGTTTGGCTTCGTCAGAGCCATCTTCATTCCACAGCTTACTGTTACTTTCAGCTAATGGATCTGGTTGACCAATAGATGTAAGAGACTTCTCTACATACCATTGACCTGTTGGGCCTTTGAAGAAGTGATCCCAGTACCGAACCCATGGTGTTGGGGCTTCTGCGTCTCCTGGTAGGAAACGGATTACAGCGTAACCATTGCCAGCCTTATCTCGTGTTGGTGTCCAGAAGCGTGGATCTTCTGATTGACGTTGAGATTGTTGACCTGTGTTTTCTTGAGCCTGATTAATCAAGCTATTAAGATCAGTACGATTACGTTTTAGTGCTGCAAAACTCATATATATTTTCCTTGTATGTTACAATATGTTTTAATGTTTATAGTATGAACATTATATATCAGTTTACTCAAAAGGTAAACTGTTTTGTCGAGGCAGAAAATTTAAATTCATTGCTTCTGCCTCTAACTTCGTTTTGATGATCGGTGATATAAACTTTTTTACATCTTCCAATTCAACGTTATTATCTTCACACAACCAGATGATTGCGTCCATATAAGATGATCTATGCGACTTAACAGTCTTTTCAATTAACTTTGCGAACTCGCTTTTTGTTAGAAATTTTTCTTTGTCTTGCATAGTCTTCAGCTGCCATTTCGTTTGTATACTCTCCGCCGATATCAGCATAAAATACTCCTGGAGTTCTTTTAACTGTACCATCAGGATAGTATGCCATTACTGTACAGCTATGTTTAATTTTACTTTGCTTCTCGGCACCATACCGAAAATCACGATAGACACCATCAGTCAGATAGCGCTGCAGATTAAATACGTATGTTTCAGTATCATAATACTGTTTACGCATTGCAGAATCTTTACTATCTTTCTGATGTTTTAAGGCTTTCAGCATTTCTTTCTGCTGCTTAAGCCATTCTTTTACTTTCTTTGGGGAAAGCAAATGATCGTCAGGCAAGTTACGAATCGACTCGTCAATTGACATATGCTTAGCCGGTCCTCTAGCTTCTCTTGCCTTTGCCATACGTTCAACTAATACAGCCTTTTGTTCGGGCGTTAATACTCGTTTTTTACGTGGTTTTTTAACAGGCTTTACAGTAGATGTTTTTGCCAATTCTTCACGAATCTGATTGAGTTTAGACTTACGAGCCATGATGATCTCCATTCATAATATAATACTATTCTATCACAGTTTTGCTGTAATGTACATAAAAACTTTTTATTAGAAATCAATCAGTTATAATTTTTTTTCGTCATACTCATATAGTTCATATTCACCATCAACTAATTTAGCTCTTACAAATCGCTTTTTGATTAGCGCCACAATTGTGGCTTCAATAACTTCTTCTGTCTCATGGCGTGACATGTCGCGACCAAATAAAAAACCGACTATAGCTACACCACCAAGAAGAAGCCACTGAATAATAGAAAGTGTAGTAAACATATGGTTTCCTTAATTATGAATGACTATTTATACTATGTGAAAGAGATGACATTTGCAACGCGAAAAGAACGAAAACCGCCCTTTAATGTATCAAATGCTACGATTGTTTCTTCATTAATATCACGAACCTTTTTTTGCGTAATAGGTTCATTCTTCTTAGCGTCAGGCAGAACATCTTCAATTAGCGTGCACATCATATCACGCTCTTCACCATTTACTTTTTTAAAAATGACACGGCAGACACGTTTCTGCAATTCATTAATCATATATTCGCGAGAGCTTGAGTCAATCATTTATAGGGATCCTTTACTTTGTAAGTTAAATCGATATTCGGGTTCTGGTTCTTTTTTAATTCTTTTACGCCAAGTGTGTGCATAAAAGTAGGATCAGCCATTAGTATGTCAATGACCTTTTCCCAATCTTGAATTTTACCTTCTAGATATTGCACACGTCGATCGAGATGTGCAACCTGATAGTCTGACATATTATCTCCTCATCGATGCAGCATCTATCGCTGCTTGTTTGTTATCTTTACGAACTGGCATTAGATTTGATTTATGTGTAACTACAATACCAGCGATTTCATCACCTGTATAGCGACTACGTTCTTTTGCAAGACCATTGCCTGCTATACGATCACTCGTCATACGAGGACCACAATTATAGTCAGGTAAGTCAGGCCTATAACTTGACTTACCTGAAACAAGTTTATCTAGAAACTTTTGATGTTCGGCTTCCGCCTTTAATAATTTATTCGATTTTCGTTTCGCCTTACGGCGTTTCCCTACACCATGGACTTGAACTCCTCTAATCATATGCATAGACATTAAGCTGCCTCCTTATAATGTTGATCGAATGTGCCATAGATACGTAACTTAACATTACGAATATGGTTACATGGTTTACGTGGCGCTTTTTTACAAGAACAACTGAAACCCTCAGGATGCATGGTGACAGTACCTTTGGCATAAATCCATTCAGTACCGACCATCCAATGGTCCTGAGTATCAATGAGACTAGTACTAAAAATCAATCTGTGTACCTCCTATCAACTGCAGATGCATCCCATACATACTTGTGCATTCTAGGATCACCTACTATAACAACATCACTATCACCAACTTCGCTATAGACTCTAGCGTCCATATGTTTGTGATAGTAGGCAGGACCACCGAAGACCCTGCGGGCTGCCTCATAACGAGCCTCACTCATACCAACATAGTGTACAGTTCTCATAATAAACTCCTTTCCTCATACGCCCCTAGTATATCCAATCACTTCCGCACGGCCTTATTGACGTTGCCGCTCTAGTTTGATTGAAACTAATATCTCCACGTTTTCACGACACTGATATTTCACAGGCGAATTATTCTCGCGAGATTGTGTTTTCAGGTGGCCTGCCCTCTGCACGGACGTATGAGGAAAAGAGTCTAAGACTCAATCCCAATCGTTGTCGTAACGAGTTGTTTCAAACATTGTTTCGCCATAGTATTCTTTGGCGTATTTAGATGCATCAGTCCAGTGATACATGTTAGACTCTTTAGGAATGTCAAGATCTTTTTTCTTACGAGAAACAGGCTTGGCGCGAGAGATAACTGATGCAGACTGTTTACGGATCTTAGACATTTTTTTCTTACGCTCAGCGATTTCTTTGATGAGAGCAAGACGATCAGATTGAGTAGTTGCAGTTTTCATAGTATTCTCCATAATTAATAAAACCATTCTACACTATTAAAAACGGTTTGTACACCTTTTTGTTTTGTTTAAAATCAATAACTTATCATTTTTTTTCTAAAATAAATGCACCTTCCGGTGAAGTCCATGCTGACATTAATTTTAGATACATCATATCAGTCAAAGCTATAACTTGAAATCTGTCATCCTTTTCATTCCACTGGCGAATATAAACTACATCGTCATAAAGAAAAACCGAAACGTCATCGTATTTTCCTTTATCGTCTAAGATTGTAATGAGTGTTTCGTCCTCATCAAATTCAACTGTATACATTCCACACCACTGCTATATAGTGAGCATCAAGGTGATCTCGATACTCAATTGCTTTGTAAAGACAATCAAAGATTTTATCGTTAACCTTTATCATCCCCAATCTTTTCTATCTTCTTCGTTATCATAACCATACATGTAGGCTTCGATCTCACCGACAGTCATGTTATCTTTTCCAACACGTTCAGATTGATATGTAGAACCAACATAATAATGAGGATCTTCTGGCCGGCCGTAATAGGCATCTGCACTACCACGATCTTGAGGTGAACCGTGACGAGGAAGTTTATTCCAACCTTTTACAATTACATCTAGATCATACATTATGCTGCCTCCTTATAATCGACAACGGCAGCTAAATCTTTAACTAGCTGTTTACCATATTGAGTAAACAAAATACCTTGTTCCCACACAAAGTGTTCAACATCTTGAATGTGATAGAAGGTTTCAGTACTAGTCATCCACAAAAGAGCGTTGGTACGATTACCGGCACCAAGCTCGATAACATCTTTAAGACGAGCTTCGAACTTTTCGATAGCAACTACTTCAGCCGATTGCTCGGCTTTAGTATTTTCTTCAAGTTGCTCACACAGAGCATCCCAAAGATTTTGCTTTGTTTCATCATCAAACGCTAGAAGGTTTTTCATGAAAATTGCAGAAGGACGGAAGCCATGAACATCTTTATGAAGGTCTGACCAAAGATCATCTGAGTAAGTAAATTCCATTGTGTTTCTCCTTATCATATATACATCCTACACTATTACGAATCGTTTGTACATAAAAAAATGCGGAAAATCAAAACTTTGTTTTCAATGAAATCAACTAGTTAGCATTTTCTCAGAAAACCATTCCGGAACATCACGCTTAGACCATACCATTTTAAACCGATCTTGCTTTGTTTGATAGTATTCTTTATAGGATCTAACAGGATCATCTTTATGAATACACTGTGGTTCATGCTGCATGGCAAGAGCAAATGGAGTATAGAGATTTGACCATGTTGTGCCACTCGGCGGTTTTCGTAATGTTTTTCGAAGCAGAATATCAGTGGCATGAACTTTACCATAGCGATATTTGTACTCATCGCATAAAGCCACGAAGTGTTTGTAATGCCATTCATAGTTAGCATTTGTCTGCATAGTCCATACCGTACACGGGTGCCCGTGGTGTACAGCTTTATATAGGGTATTTTCCAGTGATAATTTAGGATGCACCCAATATTTGACCATGCGCTTGCCTGACTTAGATGGACGTAACTCCATATAACCATCGAGCATCCTGTGCGCTGTGGATAGCATCTGTGCTGATTCTACAATCATTTTGACTACATGCTTGTCGCATTGTAGTACTGCGGCTTCTACGGGGTCTGTTGACAATATAAAAATATTCATAAAATTATTCTACACTATTTTTTTATTATTGTACATATTAAAATGTCTTGCGCAAGCTAAATTAGTTTGCTTATCAGACCAATTAAAAAACTTAGATACCTCAGATAGTATCTTCTTTTTGCTTGGTTCTTTCCCGTTCCACTTTGAAATCTTTTCCCATAATATCTTGTCTATGTCTATCCAGTTCATTTCTTTCACGTTCTTCTTTGAGTTTCCTCTTGATATATTCATGATATCTCTCCTGCATAATGTCTCTTTCTTATAAATACAAATGAAAAGGAATGGGGGATAATATGGCTAAAGCTAAAATGATGGAAGCAGATTCCATCTACGCACATCTAGACACCGACGGTGATGGAATTATTACTGACGAAGAAATGGCTCGCGCAAAAGAAATTGCAGAGTGGGAACATAAAAAGAAAATGCAAGAGAACGAAGATGCTAAGGAAGACCAGATAAGGTCTATGGCGTGGTTTGCTTTATGGGGCATGCTTCTCTATCCTGTGCTTATTCTACTTACTAGTATATTAGGCGTCGACAGCGCTGCAAAAATAGTAGGCGATATTGCACCTACATACTTTGTAGCAATTGCCGGTCTTGTAGCTGCGTTCTTTGGAGCCCAAGCCTATTCAAAAGGAAAAGGCCCCAAAGAAGATAAGAAATAATTACTTTTTCTTTTTATCCATTTTAGCCTGAGCAGCATCAACATCGGCCTGAGAGATTACGCCTTCAGCTATAAGGCGTGCTCTATTCACCATATGAGCTGCTTGGGTTTCTTCTTTACTGCCACCGAAGTATGGCACGCAATGGCCTTCTAATTCCATAATCTCTGTCACGCGTTTCATTTCACCGTGGTAGTCTACTTCAAAATCTCCAAGAATGCGGCCAAACTTACCCTTCATGTCTTCGCCATGCTTATCTTCCGTCGTGATAAGTTTTCCGCCGTGCTTCATAAGCTCCTTTAAACGTGCTTTAGCAGCTTCACCAAATAAGTCTTCAACTTTATCAGACGTACGAGATTCAGGCGTATCAATACCCATTACTCTCACGCGCTCATCTTTTAAGCAAATACCAAAACCTAGATCAATATCCACATCAACGGTATCACCATCAACAACTTTTATTACAGTTACATCGTACTTATTCTGATTCATTTTCATAGTTTAACCTATCTTTATTATTATGATTAAACTATATTTATCAAAAAGGGGGCTTCTGCAGAGCCCCCCTTCCTATCTGCATTTAACGTATGCAGCAACCGTCTGGGTTTCCTGGTACCAGATCGTATACCAACCTAAACACCGCTCGAGCGTTTAACGTGAATAGGGTTTAGTTGAGTACGTTTGCGATATTGCAGGCTTTCCTCATTCGCCTTCCAGCAGTTGGATTCTCTCTTGGAGACTCTCCTGCTGAACTACTTGACGAGCTCTGAATGCAGCATAAGCTACTGCTAGATCTACATGCTGCTCGTCTATTCTATTCATTTCCTCATCGACACGGGCGATATATGCACCAAGAGCTTTGTTGTGGCTATCCACTTTCTTGATGTACTCACCCATACCGTACATAGACAAAAACCAAATTATTGCTACTTCCATTTAGTTTCTCCTTATTGGCGAACACGGAAGGATTCGAACCCTCGACCTAGTGCTTAGAAGGCACTTGCTCTATCCAGCTGAGCTACGTGTCCATTATATTATTCAGTTGGCTTTACGAGCTGCCAACAAACATTACCATCTCCATCTACAAGAGCTAGAGTTCCTTCACCAGGAGGACGACAATTTGGATTAATCATCTCCCACTGATAACCTTCTTGTTGCTGCTGATGAGAAAGAGCAAAGAACTCTTGGTTATCATGAGCAAACAACGCTAAAATTATTACAATCATTTTCTACCTTACCTTTCAAACGGCACTACATATCGTTTGCCGTCAATATAAAATCTTATAGTCGAGTGACTATATACACTTACATTAGAATTCTGATACACGACAACATCACTACATTGTCTTTGAAGTTCATATCCAGTTACCTTAGCACCTTTAGCCGATTCGTTGGCTACGATAGCACCACCAAGAGCACCAATCGCAGCACCACTGTCTTTACCAGATGCAGTACCACCAATAAGACCACCTAAGATTGCGCCAAGTAATACATCACCCCCAGAGGCTTGACCGCCTTGCTGATAAATAGGAACTTGCACATCTTGGCATCGCCGTTCAGATACAGGAACGGATTGCGTTACAGTTTTTTTATGGTCAAAGACTTTAATATTAGTTACTTCTGCAGAAACAGAAGTAGCAGCTAAAACCGCTGCAGCAGTAATTAAATATTTCATCTATTATATTCCTCATTAAGAGATGTTACAAGTTCAATTGCCACATCTACGTCAGTTGAATTAAGAGCAGGTAAATCGCCCGCATACAGTTGAACAGTAAGACATTCATGAATATCTTCGGCAGTGATATGCTGCTTATCATACAACGAAGCAAATATTTGCATAGCTATCTCAGATGGTCTCATCTGCAATCTCCATTCCAGTAAATCCTTCTTGAGTCCAGCCACGATGCCTAGCATGTGCATCAACGATATGCGTATATTGTGACATAGGCCACATACCTTCTTTTTGAGCCCATTGCTTCATGTCTCTTTGAACCATGCAAGACTGATCACCTTGAACAGGTGAGGCTTCAAGGCGATTGATTTCTTCTTCGGCAATATCAAAGCCATTACGAGTTGATTGAATCATTACACTGCCCTCTTAGCTGCAAGAAATTGATCTGCCATATCGTCAAAGAACGAATTAAAGTTTTCACCTAATTTTTCTATCCAGCCATCCAAAGCTAAATCAGACTCAACATAGTTCCATATAACCGTTCCGTCTTCAGTCTGGTTAACATAGTTATTACATGCTTTTTCAAAGGCGGTTACAAATTCAGAATCAAACATTATAAGATAGCTCCTATTGCAAAGAAAAGACCGGCAATGGTCATGCCATTAAGAAGTGTATTGAGGCTAAACATTAAGCCGCCTCACATACGTTGTTCATGATACGGTTAAAAAGCTTTTTAGCTCCATCGTCATCAGCGAAACCTTCATCAGATGCAAAATCCATATCTGAAGAAAAATAACAATCAGAAGCAATACCGTAACGCTCTACCAAATATACACCATCAGCAGTATCATCTGCACGACGTTCGATTTCACCTTCAGCGGTTTGAATACGAAAGCTAAGACCAGCGTTACAAGCATTTACAAAGTTGATTCCGAATTTTGACATTGTTTTTCTCCATTTGATATAACCATACTACACTATTCCAAATCATTTGTACACAGTTAATTTAGCTTTTTTCAAACTTTGTTTCGTTTGTTTTCAATAACTTATCCGTGCTCAAAACGGGCATATGAAAGTGGTACAATCTCTTTTTTATTTTTTTCCTTTTTAGTGTTGGAGTTATCGCTTTTAATCCATCCAGTCAAGCTTGCTGCTTCAATGCCATCACAAGGATCGTCGCTATCTGCCATCTTTACCTCTTAAATCCGCTAATGCATATTTAACCCGGCTGGGATACTCTCCTAAAAAAGTGCCTGCTTCTAACATATCTTTACTTATAAGCTCTTTATGCATATGTTCTACTTTATCCCAATCTTTTAGCATTTTATTTGCCAGTCTGTCAAAATAGCTATCTGATAATATAGGACGATCTTGTTCATAATATGCATATGCAGCCATAAGGTACCATGGTACTGTCATATTAATATTATCGTCAATTAGATCTCCACAATGTTTATCAAATATTTCATTCTTTTTACGTGCGGCCATAGTAAGCCTCCGTTAGTTGTTTCTCCTTCGCAAGCGCTTCAATTTCATGTGGTCTTTCATCATATGGCAAATCATAGTACATCTCTTCTTTATGAAGATATTGTTTGACATGAACGAGTTCATGTAAAAGTGTTGCTACGATTTCATTTTGGGGAAGGGTTGTATCAAAGCGAATCGTAAAGTCACGATCATCTTCATACATGCAGTCGCCATATACTCCTCTATTGCGCATTGCAATAATATTTATATAAACGTGCTTATGACGAGGAAATAATTTTTTTCGACCGAACTCTAGTACGTCACAGATTAGATCCTGAAATTTTACGGATTTTATATTTTGGAATTCAACTATCATCATAGGCATAATTCTACACTACCTAACAATATTTGTACACCATTATTTTGTTACAATCTCAACATTTTCGCCTTTAGGAAATTTAAGTTTATCATGATTGTGGTGAAGTACAAATTGCGTGTCCTTAAATTCTTCAAAGATTTTTTGCCAAATAGGCCTCCAGTTATCATTGAGCCGCACGTTATTTGTAGTGCCGCGGTCTGATCCAAGATAAAAGTCCGTACAGCTTCTTAGATTCATATCAAATAACGAATCGAACCCATATAGATGTATCTCTTTTGCCTGTAGTCTGTTTGCCGTGTAATGCGCTGCGAAATGCCCGCAATTAAGATTAGTGTAATTACCTGCATATTTTGGTAATACGGTATAAAACTCTTTTATGTGATGCCCAAACCTCATACGAAAATTATCTTTATTTTTGTCATACCAAATCTTAGGTCTAAACCCAAGCACCCAATCGCCAGGTACGGTAACAGAACCGTCAGTGATAGCCATGCACATTTTAAAATCTACTATGCAAGTTGTATAGCAGTTTTCCACCGTAAATGGAGGAAGATTGCACGTAATTTTAAGGCCCTTGGCTGGTTTGTACATAGGAGCATTATCACCGTTACCAATAATATGAGCAACTCTAGTCATCTAATTGTCTCTCTAATTATTTTTTTAATTTCTTCATTACCCTTAGCGCCTGTCCAGTGCATAACTTTTATTTTGTCTGGAGTAGTGCCATCTAAAACATCTAATCTTAATACATTAAACGCTCTAGGTAGGTCTTTTATATATCTCATTCTATTAAGAGCTTGTCCAACTATAGTGTGAAGTACTTCCTGATCTCCTACTATAGGCTTATATGCTACTTCTGTTGCCCATTTGCCTAAAATTGATGGCGTACCTTGAAAAGCTATTACTCCGGAGTTATGCCAGGTTTCACCACGCCTTTTAGACCACGGAATATCTTCTACCATGCATAGCTTTTCTGGTTCAGTAAAGTTAAATATATTTTCAATGTTTTCTTGAACGTGGCAGTCAGTATCCAACCAACAAACCTTGTTAGCTGCTAAAGCTGCTTTCATCATAGCAGATGGTTTTTTAAACCACCCTCGATCATTACTATTAAGATGCACACTTAATTCCGGATATGGATTATTTTTCATGCCGAAATCATATATCATTAACTCAGCATTTGGATTATGCATTTTAAAATTATTTACAAACCATGGCAATTGCCATTCAGTGATGTGATCACACCCTGTAATAAAAAGATTAGACGATTTTGTAGCTACCATTATAATTATGCTTTGCTAGGCATCCCTCTGTTTTTTGTATAGTTGTAAATGTATCCCTTGCTTCTACAGGCCAAGGATAATACTCTTCTAGCCACGGAAATACGTCAAGATGTAAAAACACATCTGTTGGCTTTGCTTTTCGCTTAGATTCATCAATAAGTCGCTGTGCACCCCACGGGCTCACACGGTAGGCGTGGGCACCAGGGAAATATCTTTTAGATACTAATTTATTTTTACCGAGGAGAGGTGGAACATTAAATCTGCCATAAGAAGGCTTTCCAAAATTTATGCACCCATTAAAAGGCATATTAGGGATATAATCAACCAATACTGCATCATGCTCAAATATAGTAACTTCTTCTTTTATTTCTGTACAATGCTTCCATAACGACCAATGCGAGTGAAAAGCAGCCATGCAGTTATCTAAACGCGAATATTTTTCTTTAAATCCTTCTGGTTCAATACCTGCATCAAAAAGAAATCCATATAGAAGTTCATTAGGAGTTGTAGCTTCCCAATTTTGTATTTCAAAGCCATATCTTTTTCCAGATGTAATACACCGTGCCGCCGCCTCAACAGACTTTGGCATTTGGGACATAGTAATAACATAATTTTTCATTGAGTCGTGGTACTCTTTAAATTTTGAATAGTAGTATAGAATTTACGGGTGACATATAAGTCAGGAAATAATTGTCTGCACATTATGGCATCGTTTGGCCAAAGGCCAAATTCCTCTACAAGCTTAAGCATTCTAATTGCGCCGCTTGGTTTAATTATATATGCACTATTTCCAGCTAACCCCTGTGGAACATTTTCATTATCTACCTTAGGAGCTAATTGAAACATGTTTTGGCTGTCAATTACTTTCTGATAAAACACTCTAGCCTTACGTGTACAGCCAAGTGGATTATTAATTCCAATAATATTTCCTTTACATTCACTCGGATTAATATTTAGTTTATAAGTAAAACAGGCATCGTGTTCTAATATTAATATTGTTTCGTTGCTTGTGGCGGCTTCAAGCCACAGTGAATAGTGGCTCAGCGCGGCTGCAACCCTAGCCTTAGGTCTTGCCGTTACATACGCGCGTTTAATTAAGCCTGACGCAAAATCAGTAACTTCTCCGGTCCATGGATAATTCCATTGTAACTTAAATTTTGAAAGAAGTACATCAGTATTTTCAGGTACTATAGCATTGAATCGATTTATTTCAAAATCGTTCTTGACCCTAAAAGAACTAGTCACCAGGTTTTTATACCCGTGCTCAGATATATCGTGGTCTCTAATTACTATAGCATAGGCTTTCATGATACTCTTTCTAGTAAAGTATATCCTTCTGCGACTTCATTACGTTCAATGACTTTAAACGGATACTGATCACAAAACCTAACTAAAGTTTCATACAAAGAACTATTCTGACGACCATTAATAATACTAGTGTCGTGTGCCAAAATATATTTTTTAATATTAACTTGATGTGTCATAAGTTCTCTTGACATGTGTTGAGGATGATGATAGCTATCAATTAAAAGAAAATCCACAGGGCCACCAGAAGATTTTAGATGTGTAGAATCTTGTTCAATTTCTTTTAAAATGATTTTATGTTTCAAGCAAAACTCTTCTGCAATAGGCTGTAAGAATTTTCTATATCTTGACATATCGTTATCGACTAATACGATTTTCTTTGGTTTAGTAAGTAGGGCCGCAGAAGCCGTACCACCTTGGTGTGTACCTAGCTCCATATAAGAATCGCACTCTTTCATTCTTTCTTTAATAACCTCATGGTGATCACAATAATGTTCGCCATGTGCTTCTGTCTGCTGTCTTACAATTTCCTTATGAAACTGCTTTAGAGTTTTTACGTGCCCTAGTTCAGAATTTATCATTTTATACCTCGTATTTTATAGCGTCAATGCACATATCTTCTAATGATTTATTTTGTTTAAAATATTTAGATTTGGTAGGAACAGTTGATATGGCAATATCACCGGCTCTGCGAGGCCCTTCAACTACTTCAAAATTAACTCTCGAAACATTGGCCATTGCATCTACAACTTCTTTTACTGAATGCCCTTCAGGAGAACCTAAACAATCGATTTCATTTGTAGGTTCGTTCTCGGTTATTCTCATTAAGGAATCGACTATATCTTTGACATGCGTATAGTTTCTGACACACGTACCGTCTCTTGTTTCAAAGTCAGTTCCATGAATATACAGCTTATCAAATTTACCATTAACTACAGCAGCTGCTCTTCTAATGAGATGGCTATATTCATCATCATATTTTGCCATACCATCATTGCCACTTACATTATAGAATCTCACAATACTGCATTTGGGTTTAAATTGTTTTGCTATTAATTCACCTGCATGTTTTGATCCTGCATATGGATTACTTTGTGGTTCGAAAGCACTGCCAGTTGAACAATAAACAAAATGATCGCATGCTGCAGCATCGATTACATTCTTAGTTCCGATGACATTAGTCATATAATAGTTATAAGGATCTTTTACTGAATTAGGAACTTTTGTTTGCGCAGCAATATGAATTACTTTATCATATGTATCATTATTATTCAGCAGTTTATTTCGAATATCCCAAGGATAAAATTTGTGACAGTACTTAAAAATATCATTCTGTTTAGTATTAAAATCTGCAGCTGAAATTGTATGTCCAGCCTCTGCAGCGGTTTTTACAAAATGAGCACCTATATAACCCGTGGCGCCTGTCACAAATAATCTCATAGTTTATCCTTCATTAGGCCAGTTTTTATTTACTGGCAAATTCCATTCATTAACAGGACTATTAGTAATCTGCCATAGAGCTTCTTCTGGCCAGTCATCGGCTGTGCGGAACATAATATGTACTAGCTTTGCATTATCTGGCCTGTTATCACCAATTTTGGCCACAGGATGAGACCCTACTTTGTGCATATAACAATTCCATTCGTTAGGCATACGCATTAACTTAAAATTAGGAAGATGAATAAAGGCTGAAAAGTAATCTTGAAAGAGCCTATAGAACCTAGGAAATTGACCCATTTTATCTACGTAGTCTTGAAATGACGGCCAATCCTTTTTCATCTTTTGCAATCCAGCTTTTGATATTACTACTACGCCAGTATTAAATACTTCTGGTCTACCTTCTTTATCATAAGAATATTTTATGCCCCAAGTGTCTTCGCAGGTTCTAGCCCATACTTTATCTACTGCGCTTGTAATTCCACCAGAATTATAAATTGTTCTAAAGAAAGGTTGCTTAGGTTCAGTGCAAATACCCGCGTCTTCGCCATTAAGCATAAACAAATTATCTGATAATCCTTCTACAGGAAACACATCAATATCTATTAATGCCACATTATCATACTGATCAAATTCAGCGCTCACTAATGGATTAGCAGGTTCATAATATATTGGTACATTTACTACTTTACTGGCGATAGTAACATTATGGTCAAACTTATATGCAGCTCCAATTTTATCTGCATATGCTTTCATTAGTTTAGTACTAGCTAATACCCCAGGTTTTAAAGGTCCTTGCCAATATTGGTAAATCATGTTTTTCATTTTTTATCCTTAAATCGTTTTGCTATAGCCAATGAAGAATTTATAGCTTGATGCATATCTAAGTATGCATATAATCCACAGCGACCTATAAATGTCATATTCTTAGATTGAAGTTTTTTATATTTTTCGTAAATCTTTTTATTTTTACCATCAGCATCTTTTACTGGATAATATCTTTCTAAATTATTTTCAAGATAATCACATGGCTCTTCAAACGTAAGCGTTGTCATATACTTATTGTCACCATGACATGGTATATTTTTCCATTCTGTAACTCTGGTCTTAGGTCCGTGATGAGTAAAATTGACAACTGCAGTTGGTAATGCTTTTGGTATAGGTAGACTTATTGTCTCAAATTTAATAGAACGATAAGGTAGCTTTCCATATTTAAATTCATAATACTCATCTATGGGCATAGAGTTAAACACATGATCATATTCTTTCTCTAATGATTTATTAAAATGCACTTTAAGATCAACTGTGATATTATGGTGATAAAGAATATTCTTAACCATTTCTGTATAGCCAAGCCGAGGCATATACTGTATTTTATCATCTGGAAAGTATAATTCGTTGTCGTCATCTCTTATAGGTACACGATTAATAATATCCGGATTAAGTTTATCTAACTCTACTCCCCACATCTTTTTAGTATAAGGTCTGAAGAATACATCTAAGACGTTTTCTTCACCTACTATATCTTTTGTTTCTTTATTAACAGGCAACGTTACGTATTGGCCGTCTGCTAATTGGGCCTTTACTTTGTGTCTATATTCAACCCAATCGGTAAATCTAGACAGCCATTCAAAAACTGTTTTATTATTAGTATGAAATAGGTGTGGACCGTACTTATGAACTCTTATACCGTGTTCGTTATTGTAATCATAGGCGTTGCCGGCAACGTGATCACGGCGGTCAATTACGTGAACACTGTGGCCGCTATCAGCCAGTTCTCTAGCTATAGTAACTCCAGATAATCCAGCACCTACCACTAATATTTTCATAATATACCTTTGTCAACCAGTGCCTGATAGTTTTCTATTTTCTCGCGTTTTGGCCCCTGGGGCGTAATCTTAGTTCTTACATGAATAAACCCTGCGGTTTGAGGGCTAGGAAGGAAACTGCACTGACACCATCTTCTGTGAAGATAAGGTTTCTTTGGAGTAAAGCCAGACTTAACGGCTAAAGTGTGAATGATGCCTTCATCTTCATAATTATAAAGTTTATTATATGGATGCATCCAAGCTTCATTGCCGCCTAATTCAGATCTAAGCTTAACTCTCATATCCTTTGAAAATTTGTAAATAGCTCCACCCCAATAAGGATATAAAAGACTAGCGTACATGGGATATGAAGCAGCCAGTCTATGGTGTAGCCTATGCTGCACCTCTTCATATAGGCCAATACCAGATTCTTCAAATATATTAGTAGTCATATTCTTCGGGGCAAACATATCAATGTCAAGCATTAGCACATCATCATAGTCATCAAACTCTTCATGAAGCATATGAACTTTTTGACAAGGTGATGTAAGATGCTTTCGAAAAGGTTTACCTGTGATTAGTTTATAATCTGCATTTACTAGCTTAGCATATTCCTGAATATTAGCCATAGACAGTTTATCGAGCTCTCTTAACTCACCGTCAAAATGCTGTAGAATAATGTTTACCATGGTTTTGAAGCTTCTACTACTGCAGAATGAAATGCTCTAACTGTACCAGGCGTGTCGATATTATTAAATGGAGCTAATCCACTTTTTTGATATAGACATTCCTTAACGTTAATGTATCCTAGTTCTTTTAAAGATTCAATAAGTTCGGTCTTACGCCAAATGTGTTTATGTTCACCATTTTGCCACATAATACCTTCTGCGCACTGATCTTGTATGCGCATGCTCCGTGTATTTTTAGGTGCAAAGTTATGTTTGACAACATAGAAGTTATAATAGTGTTGAACCCAAGAATGATTTTCTAAACTATTTTCTTGTCTTAGCCATTCTACAAATTCCATAGGTGGCCAGATAGATCTAATAATTCCACCTGGTTTCATTATACGAAACATTTCTTTGAAGTAATTTATGCCTTCTTCTTTTGTGAGATGTTCAATAAAGTGTTCGCTATAAACGCCATTATACGTATTATCTGAAATACCTCTCATAGGCAGATCTGTTAGATCATATTTTTCTACACCATTAGCAGGATCTGCAACGTCTCTAACTGCATCCCAATTTAAATCACGTTTACGACTAGCAGCAATTTCTAAAAATCTCATACTATATCCCTACTAATTTTGCTAGTTCTTCAATGTTCTCGCCTTCCATAGGCAGAACAGTTTTATGAAAGAAGTGAATAAAGTGCGCTTCATGGAGTTTATCGTTAGGAACAGCATTATACAGTCCGTTCCATTTCCAATCTAAATTCTTGGTACGCATTTTTTCTTCTTTAATCCATGTATTAAGAAGAGTCTGGTCTGTTGACCATTTCCATGCGCCGATTCCATCGATGAACGGCTTAAATCGTGGTCGTCTTAAAAACTGTGCAGGTGTTTCTCCGTTTAGATATTTACCCATAGATTTATTCATGAGCATCATTCCCATATTGTAGAATTCAGCACCTTTGTTATTCCATTTCCAATCTACGTTTTTAATATTACCATACTGCATACGAGAATAATTAGTTATTTTAGAAACATAACGATCATTAAGAGGCATTTCTCTTTCAACAACGCCGGCAAAATCATAGTCATTATTAATTTCATTAAAAATATCAGGCGCTGAATCCCTAATAAAAATATCGCCATCAATTAATGCTATTTTGTCATACGATTTAAAATATGCAAATGCGTTTTCTTTCTCATAAATGGGAAGAAAGCCGCCATATTTCATATATGATTCATTTGATCTATTTGTTTGAAAAACATCTGGCTTAATCATGAGTATAGGTTGCCGCTGCACAATATAATCAGCGCCAATTCTATCAGCATATTTTTTTACTGAAGCAGTACAAAAATCATATAATTTTTTACGTTTGCCGGTATACACCTGGTAAATTAGTTTTTTCATTTTCATAACTCTCTAAAATCTTTTTAGCTAGATCCATAGCTTCATCAAATCGTTTTCTAAATCGATTCTTTTTAGCACTATGATTCACAAAATAATATAAACTATCTATATCACCAGTATATGTGGGTAAATCATAGGTCTTCCTAAAACCTACTATTTCTTCATACTGGTATCGATCGGAAAGAAGTTCAGCCAACGATATATTCATACAGATCACTCCAGCTAGCCATTAAAGGGAATTTACTATTTGTCATATTATGACCGTGTTCAATCAAAACACTTTCTAAACCAAGCGTATCGCCGAGTTCAGCGTTTTCAACTTTGTCTTCTATCCACAAAAGACCAGAAGCTCTGTAAGGTTCTAGAACCTCGTCTTTATCAGCTCCAGTATCACAGAAGATAAACTTTTCGAATGCAGTTTCACCGAATAGCTTTTTAGTATTTTGAATACGAAGAGCTTGAGC